ATTGCCCTTAACGGGCCAACAACAAGTACCGTCTTAGACCCTGCAGGTGTTGTGGAGGTGTATAAACCTGCAGTCGTTATGCAAATCCCCTGCACATATGATGCGGAGTAGCGGCTACGGCTACGGCAACGGCACCGGCAACGGCGACGGCTACGGCTACGGCGACGGCAACGGCAACGGCACCGGCAACGGCGACGGCGACGGCTACGGCAACGGCGACGGCTACGGCTACGGCTACGGCTACGGCAACGGCAACGGCAACGGCTACGGCGACGGCTACGGCAACGGCGACGGCAGAGGCTACGGCAGAGGCAAAGAAAACCTATACACAACTAGGTTACTTATACCAGACGTAGACCCTGTGCTGTCTGTAGCTTATCAGTCGAGGTTAATGCATGACATCGCAAGAGATTGACACAATATTACACATGTTAGGGTATAGGTACCACTATTCGTACCTGATACGTGCAGGTGAGTGCATACATAAAGAGCGCATATTTTATGTGCAGGTCTCAGGCAAAAACACAACACAAACAAAGTACAAAACGTACTTAAAACTATTAGGAGAAATAAACCATGACAACAATCACATTAGCAGAAGCATCTAACCTTATTGCGGCAGTAGGCGCACAACATACAGTACTCGTCCAAGGCGAGATGGGGTGTGGCAAATCCAGTATGCTCACCGAACTTAAACGTCGGTATCCCGACCATCACCCTGCGTACTTCGACCTCACGACAAAGGCAGACATAGGTGATTTTATGACACCGTGGGTTACAGATGGTAAAGTCGACTTCATCCCCAACCCAGAGTTTGGTATAGATACAGGCAAGCCTATCTTGTTAATGTTGGACGAGATAGGTAAGAACAAGACTGTATTAAATGCCTGCTTACGTATCATGCAGGAACGTGTGATAGGTACACACAAACTACCTGAAGGTAGCATTGTATTCGCGACAACCAACCTTGCACAAGAAGGGTTAGGCGACAGTATGCCGCCTCATGCGAGAAATCGTATCGTCACGGTGCAGATCAGTAAACCTACTGCTGACGAGTGGATAGCGTGGGCGATGGGTAATGACGTCGAGCCAGTCGTGTTGGCAACAGTCAATGAGTTCCCTCAGATGCTATCTAGTTATACCGAGTACGACACACCGAACGCGAATCACTACATCAACGATCCACGCGCTCAACGTGCCGCGTTCGTAACCCCTCGCTCGCTATATGCGGCAAGTAACATCATCAAGCAAACACGACACTTACCTGAAACGGTATTGTTCGCCGCATTGTGCGGCACGATAGGTGCACCAGCTGCATCCGATATGTTAGCAGTCTTACGCCTTGATGCTGAGTTACCCTCATGGAAAGAGATCATTGCCGACCCTAATACGGCCAAGGCACCGACTAACGGTGCGGCGTTAGCAATGCTTATCTATCGTGCGATAGTGCGGGTTGATGCTGACTCATTCGACAACTGGCTTATCTACCTAGGTAGACTGAGCCGTGAGGCTCAAGCATTGTTCGCCCGTCAGATTATGACGCCATCATCAGGCAAGCTCAAGCTCGCCGCGACAAACAGAGAGATGGTCAAGCTCTGCAGTGAACTTAACTATTTATTCAAATAGTAGTGTAGACACTACGTTAGCATCTATTGGAGAAACCAATGAATAACTACACACCCAAGCAACGTATCGAGCGCACACATGTGTGGCTCATGTCACAACCCGAGACAGCAGCATTTGCTGGACTGTTGATGGTAGGTAGAGTATCGCTATCAGACGAGGTACCCACTGCGGCAACTGACGGACTTAACGTCATATACAACCCTGACTTCGTCACCAAGTTAACTGACCAAGAGCTACGAGGTCTCGTGCTGCACGAAGCCTTACATAAAGCATATCGCCAAATCTGGTTATGGCGACACCTAGAGAACAAGCAGGTGCTCAACATGGCGATGGACTATGTCATCAACCTAGAGATTATTAGTATTCACCCAGACGTAGCATTACCTGAGGGTGGGTGTATAGACAAACAATATCAAGGTATGGACACCTATCAGGTATACCAAAAGCTAATGCAGGAAGGCACTGGTACCGGCTCTTCATTTGATGAGCACGATTTTGAGGGGGCGCAGGATATGGATGGCCAAGCGCTTGAACGCGAGATTGATGCGGCCATACGTCAAGGTCAGATACTGGCAGGCAAAATCAAAGGTAACATACCGAGATCATTCACTGACATCACCGAGCCTAAGATTGACTGGAAGCAGGTCTTGCAGGATTTTATCCATACTGTTGTGCAGGGTAAAGATTACGCCACATGGCGTAAACCAAACCGACGCTACCTAGCGCAGGGTCTCTATATGCCGTCAACGATGGCCGAGTCGGTCGGTGAGTTGGTCATTGGTATAGATACATCAGGTAGTATTGACGACGCTACGCTATCACGGTTCCTTAGCGAGCTGGTGGGTATCGTCAAGACATCACCACCTGAGCGTGTCCATTTGTTGTGGTGGGACACTATCGTGCAGAAGCACGACATCTTTATGCCTGACGAGTACGACAACATGATAGCTAAACTAAAACCTGCGGGTGGTGGCGGCACAAGTGTTACATGCGTAACGGAATACATCAAACAGCAGCAACTTAATCCTGTTGCAGTCATCAACTTCACTGACGGTTATCTGTATGACGGTTTTGGTCAATGGTCATGTCCTGTGTTGTGGGCGATAGTTGACAACAAGAGCTGTGTTCCACCGGTAGGTGTGACGGTGTATATATGAGATCCATAGAGGAGATTGAAGCGATATTAACGGTGATGGGCGTAAATATGTTCTACGTCCAGAGTACGACAACTGGGTTGTGGTGGGCGCAGGTAGATGAGCGTAGAACCTCATGGATGGATATATACACAGGCACAACACCGCTATATACATTAAAAGAGGGGGAAACTAATAGTTACCACGGCATACACAAAACCAAACAAGAAGCCTGTAATGCAGCATTAGATAATTTCATAGGAAAAACCAAATGATAAGACACTTCAACAAAGCAAGAGATTTATACAACGCAATCAAACCAATCCGAGGTAATGCTGATGACATCAGACCGTTAAAGATGCGTGAGCATACCCGACGGATAGTTAAACTCAACGACGACGCGTATTCTTACGTGCTGTATTCCACACGAGTTGTGACGTGCCTATCTGATGGAACGATTGAGTTACATTTAGGTGGGTGGAACACACCCACAACACGGGAATTTATTAACGATTACACACCGCTTAGGGTATATATGCGCAACGGTATATTGTGTGTATATAACGTGTATAGGGACGGTGAACACTACACATCACTACCTATTGATCCAGGCCAAACCACATTCTTCCGTGTAGATGATATGGGCAAGGTGCACCTAGTAGGTAAAGTTGTAGCGTACAAAATGCAGGTTAACCGTGAGCGTAGTAAGAAAGTACGTGAACTCATCAAACCATTCTTAGATTACTGTGACAGCCTGTTGACTATTATGGACTGGGTTGTAAGTTATGACGAGATAAAAAAGAACACCGCATGGCAGATAGACTACGACCAAATGGAGGAAGATAACTATTATCAATATATGCTGTGTGTGGTTATGTGGTGTGGAGAGTTTATATCTGTTGGGTCTAAGCACGTAACCAAAGAAAAGCTAAACACTGCTGTACGTAACGATGCATACAAACGCCTCAATGTATATGACACGGTCGAGTGTGCCCTTAATGCATCAACTATCGTAAAAATAGAATACATCAAGTAAGGAGAAACCTATGAACAACATATCACTATCATCATCTGCATTACTAGTAACCTTGTCGTTGTCAGCATATAGCGGCAACAAGCTCGACCGGTCTGTATCTGACGAGATCGACCACAGCAAGAATACCCAGACCCGTGCAGGTAAGTACACCAAGTCATTGTTTGCCGATGAGCAGACGCTCAAAGCTATCGGGCAGCACGACAGTGAAACACGGCAGATACATAAACAATATACATTACCTTGGGCATATTCAGGCGTTGCACTATTACCTATGGGCAATTACATGACCTACTTAAATATGATGGGTCAGCGAGAGAAGGAACGCGAGGCCCTAGTATCTGCCTTCCTCACCAACTACAGCACTATCATCGGTGCGCAGGCGTTCAAGCTGGGCGATTTGTTTGATAAGGACGATTACCCAAGTGAGACTGAAGTAGCCACACGCTTCAAGTTCAACCTCCAGTTCAGCCCATTACCAGAGAGCGGTGACTTCCGTGTCGATATAGGTAACGAAGGACTAAACGAACTGCGGTCTAAGTACGACACACAACTGCAATCTGCTGTGAGTGTAGCCATGTCAGATCTGTCTGAACGGTTCAAAACAATCTTAACCCGTATGGTCACACAGCTACGTGAGGTGCCTGAAGGGGAGAAACGGCCACGTATCTACGAGTCGTTATTAGGTAATGCACGTGATTTAATCGAACTTATGCCGGCTATGAATATAGCTAACGACACACAGCTGGAGTATGCGAGACAGCAACTACTCGATGTCATCGACGGCGTGGAAACCGAAGACCTAAAAGATGACGACCTTATGCGTCGTAGGGTTCGTGAGGCGGCAAGTGACATCTTAGACAAATGGGATTTCTAATGGACGATAAACAGATACAAGATCGCTTTATAGACTACATACATAGTATGTATGCCCACATCAAACATGCTTATGGTAACCCACCGATAATCGTGAACTTCAGTAGTCAACTACGTGACGCCGTCCATGACGGCGTTCCACCTAAAGATATAGGTGATGAGTGGTTTCACATCGCGTTGGGTGTGTTTATCCGTTGTTGTAGTTGGGATACAAACGACGTAACTAAGCGTCTACACCCATCACCCGAACAGATGGAGCAGTACGTATTAGATAACTGGAGTGAACGTATATGACACACACAGAAGAAGAACTCGAAGCATTAGCCGATGTTGCAGGTGTGCAATGGAAAACTGAGATAAGCTCAGCTGATGTACCGATATCAAACAGGTGGTATGTGTGGTTAGGGAATCACACAACGCTGTCGTATGGAGGAACAAGACAAGAAGCTATGAACCACTACTGGAACCGGTATATCAACGGTGAAGTTACTCCTTATAAGTGACACCTAAATAAAACCATGATACCCTTGAGCCATCGTCAATTTAATTGACTGTACTAGGAGGTATAGATGGAGATTAGATATGAACAAACTACCTTTAATACTATTATTAGTATGCGGTTCAGTATCAGCTAATGAAGTTGAGTGTCTCGCTAAAACAATCTATGCAGAATCGAGAGGTGAGCAGATGATTGGACAGATAGCTGTAGGGTACACCGTGATAAACCGAAAGAAGCAGACAGGTAAAACTGTCTGCCACATAGTAAGCGCTGGGTATACTCAGCGCTGGATACCCGCTAATGATAGAGAAGAATTCGTTAAGATTAGTAAGCTGATCTTAACTGGGAAAATAGCCTCACCAATTGGTGATAGAGATAGCTTCGATGCGTATAGTCGACGCCCGCTGTGGGCTAGACATATAAAAAAGCCTGTGCGCATCGGCAACCATACATTTTATAGGAGCGACTATGGCAACAAGAAACATGACAACCATTAAAGAACTTAATACAGACGATGCCTCGTATCAAATATACGACCGTAACGGGAGGGTATTCATCAGTGAACTGCAGGGTAAAGTATTACGTCGATTAAATGTCCCTAAACACGTAGCATCATTATTGATAGCTTACCCATCACCGAGTACAATCATTGACCGATGTAAACTACTACTCGACGAGGCGCAGAAACAAGGCTCGTCTGATTTCTATTTGGTGAAAACGACATGACGAAACAAGAAGCAATTGAACTTAGGTGCGACTACTTAAAGAAACAGGGTGTGTGTTCAGAGGATGCACACCTCTTAGCTGAAATACAGATAACACATGAAGGTACATACGATGACAATGCAACAAGAAATGATACAGAGTCTGAGAGAATTAGCAGGGAGACTGCATGATAAAGACGCCAACACCGATGCAGTATTAGTCTTACGTACGATGGATGAGTTGGAGAGACTAAGCAAACTGTACTACCCACCGGAGTCATGTTTACCTAAGCGGGGTGGGTAATGGCTAAAACACCTGAGGGGTTAGTGAAGAAACAAATCATGCAGATACTCGCTGAACATAGCGCATATTATGTAACACCCATGAGCTTCGGCTTTGGTAACAGCGGGGTTCCAGACGTGATCGCTGTTGTTAAAGGGCGGTTCATTGGTATAGAGGCGAAGGCTGGTAAGAACAAACCGACTGCATTGCAGTTGAAAAACCTTAAAGCTATACAAGAGTCCGGTGGTATAGCACTTGTCATTAACGAACATAATATAGATGAACTTAAAACAGCATTGGAGGGGTTATGAAGGTTACATTAGAACAATACACAGACCCATCTAACTTGGGTCGTATGGCAGGAATATGTTACGGGAGAGAAGGAAATGATGATGCTAGACTGGCTCATATTATTAGTGTCGGACATCTTAGTGTTTTACGCTTTGGTCATGTCGTATTTAAAGTTGAAGGCATTAGTAGAGTATGCCTCGCTCAACTTACTCGTAGTAAGCATCTTGATTATCTTGTACGATCTAGTCGCTATTGCGATGAATCTGATGCGGAATTCATAAGACCGCCGGGGTTTGATAAGTTAAATGGTGATGTGAAAGACTCTATTATTTTGTTTGAACAAGAAGCCAGAGAGTTGTACAACGAATTACGCGGTGCTGGCATGTCTAAACAAGATGCTCGGTTCTGGTTACCCCAAGCCCAAGCAACTGAGTTATATGTTGCTGGCAATTATCAAGCGTTTAAAGACTTTATCGCGCTTAGGAATACCAAACACGCACAGAAAGAAGTGCGTGATGTAGCCGCAGAGATTGAGCGACAACTGCAAGAGATTGCACCTGTGATCTATGGAGAAAAAATACAAGACATCGTGTAAATGGTGCGGTAAAATTATTGAAACGAACTTTCCTACTAAGCTGTATCACGATGAATGTAGGCGAAGGTATACGGCCTACCGTGTTAACGGTTTGAAAGAAGAGAAAGCTCACATAGAACGATTGACTATGTTGTTACCACCCGATTAGCAGTGATTGGGGTTATAAAAACTGCGAGTACGGAGTCATCCAAGTTTACATAGTGCTCTTGCTCCGGGGGTTTTCGTACCCCTTGATGACGGTCGTACTTACGAGTTAATTTGTCACAGAATTAATTGCTGGATAACGTAACCAGCACCATCAAGTGATTGGTATTGGATAGGGATTAACGGCTTTGCGCCAGCCTAACACCTACGGCGACAGTACCAATCACTTGATGGTGAACGATGTGGCTCGACTACTGGGATTCTATTTAGTAACCATCAGATTGTTAGCACTCTTGAGCAGTAAAAACAACGTCACGCAGTCCTCATCCTGCGAGTTAAAAGGTGAGCAGTAAAGACCCTATGGGCAAAAGTTGGCGTTTGATTATGTTGGTTTAGCAATTCCGAGCATAATCACATCCGCGCTGGCGATGTTAAAGGCCAGCACTATGAAGGAATACCACTGCCTGTAACACATAGGTGCTGCCGCATAGGCAGCTTAGAAATGTAACAGAAGGACAGGTCGGAGTGCGGAAACGTGGTCGTAGTGGTATTCACTTGATAGTTTCTAAATAACGTCACTTTGAGTGACTGGGGAGTATGATGAGTAAGAATGTATTGAATGGTCTACTCGTGCTGTTCTGGGCTATAGCTATGCTTGGAATTTACATGGTAGATGAGTGGATAGATAACTTACCTAGTATTGAACGGAGAATTAAATGATTTACGTGTTGATTTTGGTTATTGCGGGACACGCTGTACATACCCAAGAATTTAATAGTCAAGCAAGCTGTGAGGAAGCAGCAAGGATTTACACCGATGCGTACCTTATTCGATGGGATTATAAAGCCCTGTGTGTCAAAAAATGAAGCCGGAAGAAATGGACTACCACGATCTTAAAGTCTACGTTCATAACTTAAACAAGTTGTTGGCTGTGAAGGCGGAAGAGTATTGGCGAAACGCTGGGTATGAAACTATTGATCTTGGGTATGTGTCGCTCGATGACTATGAGCCTTTAACGGATGATGAGATTAAGACTATTGTTCAAGCGGTGGCACTTCAATTTGTAACGTCTGAAGATTACGATTTGGTAATGGCTGTTGAGAAAGTGGTATTGGAGAAACTAAAAAATGAACCCAAAAAACATATGCCCTAAATGCAAGGTCGGAATGGGTTTGTTTTATTCTTTGAGAATGAAGTGGTGCATCGACTGTGGCACGAAGTACCCGTGGGAGCTGGACGAAGGACAGAAACCGTTAATTAAACATCAGAGGTAGGAGAGAACGATGAAACATGAAACAGCAGTAGCACTATCAAACATAAACAAACAACTGCGGATAATGAACAATAAATTAGATGAATTAGTTGAATTAACTGATCGACCCAAAAAAGTTAAGTGGTGGCGCAACATGCCGAAGCACGGGGTTTTGGTAAGAAGTAAGCAGTTTGGTTGCATCTTTACGCTTGCGGATGAAGCGAGGTATACAGATGATTTGGTGCCGTTAACTAACGAAGAGATCGAGGCTTTTAAACGATGAATAGTGTATGGGTAATAGCGATCTATAAAGAACGTAGTTGTGGATGGAATCAAACCGAAAAGACTATTGAGCTTAACCAAGAAGGGCTGTGGCGTGAAGATCAATTATCCCCAGCGTTTCAGTGTGAAGACGATGCAAGGGCTTACATTACTAAGCTACCAGAATCAAGTAGGCTTATTCACGATTTACGCCCAGTAAAATTAGCGTTTTGGGGGGCTGACATAGGGTATTTAGCTGAACCATACCAAGAGTCACAAAATGAACCAGAACCTTCAGGGGTAAAATATCGAGGCCAATTAGTAGAGGAGCTACTTCCAAAGTTAAATGCGCTGTTTGGTATAGAGGATAAACGATGACTGATCGTATCACCTACGCGGAAGCCGCTGAGCTACTCAAGCTTCCCTATACAACCCTTCGTGCGTTTAGAAAGCGTATCGGAGCGCCAGAACCTGTCGTCGTTACATCAGGCACACAGCCAGCGTTGTTCAGTAAGCGTGAGTATGAGGAGTTCATGCTAGATCATAACGTAACGGCGCTAATAGCGGCAGAGCGGTACTTCGATAAGCACGGTGTATACCCGAACCAAGGTGATGCTAAACCAACCTTCAATAAGATGGCATCAACGTTTCTGAAAGGTGCATACCTACCGCAGGAGGCACAGGCCAAGCGCGAAGCAATGATGGCAATAGCTAAGCGTAACAAACCGAAGACAACACGTATGACGATTGAGTCTGAGTGGTCGATGAAACCTACTGATACAGGGTCTAAAGGACGAGTTAGACTTGCTGTGATTGGTGCTAATGGTCTGCCGACTGGGGTGCATAAAACGCCACATAACACCTACAGGGTAAAGATTAAGTTCAACAAGGTTGAGTACAACTTAGGATCATTTGACACATTAAGTAAAGCGATTGATGCACGAGTTGCCGCAGAAGAGGACCTACGGGTTAATGGTAAGATAAGGAATGTTGTCTCTGCCACTAAAAAAGGTTTACCGAAAGGTGTTCAACTTAGACCTAACGGTACATATGTAGCACGTATGAAGTGTAAAAGTATCGACTACAACTTAGGTACGTTTAAGACATTAGAGGAAGCCGTTGCAGTAAGACGTGAGGCTGAGAAACAAATTAAAGAAACGGGGAGAATACGATGAAAGGTCAAACACACGGCGGCAAGGGTAGCACCCCACGCCCAACAAACAAGAGACGATTCGATGAAAATTACGAAGCGATATTTAACAAAAAAGCCAACGAAGAAAGGGTCGAATTGGATGAAGGGGTTCATACTGCCGAAAGCGATGGACGACAACGAGAAAGCAAGCTTCGAGAGCATGTTGAAGGTGCGGGAATACAAGGACAGGCAGACCAAGAGCAAGCGGTAAAATTTAACTTCTGTCCACGGTGCGGAAAACGATTATCAGGTAACCCTGATTGGGTACATACCTGCACACCACCGGAAGCATACGAGGGTGAAATAAGTACAGTTACATTACCAGAAAATAAGCTGACAGAATTACAAATAAAGGCTTCACAGCGGGATGAATTGTTGGAAGCATTAATCAACGCTCTACCCAAGCTTCATACAGGTGATGAACTACCTATGAGCTACTACGCTGACAAGAAAGGCGTACTAGGTGATGCACTTCGGGCAATTGCTAAAGCTAAAGGAGAACAACAATGAGTATTAAAAGCGGTGGGCCAGCGTTTCCACACGCTATAGTGTATCCAGATAATGCGCATGAAGCGCATAGCGGCTTATCAACTCGCGATTATTTTGCGGCCAAGGCTATGCAAAGCCATATATCAGGCAACATTAGTCTAAGAATAGAGGAGGTCGCAAAATGGGCATATCAATATGCAGATGCCATGCTGGCTGAACGGGAGAAAACGAATGATTAGAAAAGAATACAGAATAACCAACAGCACCTTATCTATAGTGCTATCAGATTCGCGATTGAACCGCAGGAAATTTGTAGCGATGGTGAGTAATAGAGAATCTCATCTGAGTTGGAAGAAACGATTACAAGCACACAATAAACACACAGTAGGGACGGAGGTCTGGTGATGCAAAGATACACAATAAAACAAATTTGGCGCAGTATGAAAGAAGCGGAGCAAGGTGAGTTTGTTCGGTATGAGGATAGTAAACAAGTAATAGACGATTACGTAGCTCAAGAACAGCTGATGTATGAACATTATAAAGAAGAGCAAGCAAGGAAATGGGAGGAGCGTAGGAAGGTTAAGCATTTAGAAGTAAGAGTTCGTGTGCTTTATTACATCATCATGGCGATGATGGGTATGGTCGTTGGTAAGTTAGTTGGGTGGAGTTTTGGGCTATGAGAGCATTAGATGTACAAACAGGCGGGAGTCACTATAAAGATTTAAAGATTCAACCGGTGGAGTATACCCACGCTAATGGTTTAGGTTTCTGTGAGGGTAGTGTAATCAAATATATCACTCGATGGAGAGCGAAGAACGGTATAGAAGATTTAAAGAAAGCGAGGCATTTTATCGACCTTTTGATTGAGCTTGAATCTAATGAGGTTTCCTCCGATAAATCTGTATAGCCTCCCTAAACAATTACGTGACTATGAGAAACCTATGAAACTTTTTACCCTAGACTTTGAGTCTTTTTATTCCCGCACATTCAGCTTATCTAAACTTACCTACGATGAATATATCAATGATGACCAGTTTGAAGTTATCGGTGTAGGGGTAAAGAGAAACAGCGAACCAACACAATGGTTCAGCGGTACAAAGCAAGAGACACACGACTGGTTGGTTCAGTTCGATTTAGATAACAATGCAGTCATTATGCACAACGCGATGTTCGATGCGAGTATCTTAGCGTTTCACTTTGGTATCTACCCTAAAGTTATATTAGACACCTTAGCAATGGCTAGAGCACTACATGGTGCGACAGTAGGTAACAGCCTTAAACGCCTAGCCGAATACTATGGTGTAGGTGAGAAGGGTACAGAGGTGCATAACTTCATTGACTATCATAGAGATACGTTTACACCACAAGAACTAGCGGCCTATGGTGAATACTGCAAGCAAGACGTAAACCTCACTAAACAGATATTTGATCTGATGCGGTCTAAGTTCAATCAGACTGAGTTAAAGCTGATTGATATGACCATCCGTATGTACACCGAACCTAAGTTTATGTACGACAGAGAGTTCTTAGTGCAGCATTTAAAAGAAGTCCAAGACAAACGAGAGGGCATTATCAACGATATAGCTAGACGTTTAGATTTCATAGAAGTTGGTATAAGTAACCCTGATGAGGTTGTACTCGATGTATTAGGACCAGTAACACCTGAACGTAGAGATAAAGCGTTAAAAACTTTGCGGTCTAACCCAAAGTTTGCAGAACTGCTGCGCAGTTATGGTGTAGAACCTCCGATGAAAACTTCACTGACTACAGGTAAAGATACTTATGCTTTAGCTAAAACAGATGAAGGTATGAAGGCTTTACTTGAGCACGAGAACCCTGATGTTCAAGCACTTGCAGCTGCAAGGTTGGGTGTAAAAAGTTCACTAGAAGAAACGCGCACACAACGTCTAATAGATACAGGTGACCGCAATAATGGGTACTTACCTATTGGACTTAATTATTATGGTGCTCGCACAGGGCGGTGGTCGGCTACACAGGGGTTGCAGTTTCAAAACCTACCTAACAAATCAGACTTAAAGCAGGGTGTGGTAGCGCCACCCGGGTATGTCATTATCGGGGCTGACTTATCTAACATTGAGTTAAGGGTTGGGTTATGGTTTGCGGGGCAGATGGATAAACTGCAACTACTTCAGGAAGGTAAAGACCTGTACAAAGACTTTGCCAGTTCTGTGTTTAATGTGCCGTATGATGACGTTGATAAAGACCAAAGGTTTATTGGTAAAACGAGTTCGTTGTCCCTTATTTACGGGGTCGGCGCAGGGAAACTACGCAATGCGATCAAACAAGGTTCAGGTAAAGATATAGGTGAAATTGAAGCTAAACGTATCGTAGCTATGTATCGTGAAGACTACAGCGACGTGGCTGGTATGTGGCGTACCGGTGGTGAGGTTATCTCTGCTGTTGCAAACAATTACGGTATGGACTTCGGGTACAACAATCTTTGTGCTGTAGAAGGGGGCACTGGCATCCGCTTACCTTCAGGTTTGCACTTAGCGTATCCAAATTTACGTCAGCAGTACAATGACAAACAGAAGCTTGAGTGGGTGTACGACAAGTCGTCAAAAGAAATAGACCGCGTCTATGGCGCCAAGGTGTTTCAAGGAACTGTGCAAGCATTAGCTCGCTGTGTAATTGGTGAATCTATGGTACGTATCAACAAAAAATACCCTCTAGCATTAACTCTGCATGACGCTAACTACCTAACTGTACGGGAGCAATATGCTGATGAAGCGTTGAAGTTTGTAGAAGATGAGATGGTGCGAGCACCGTCATGGTTGCCCGGCATTGTGTTAGGTGTTGAAGGTCATATTGGACGTAACTTAAAAGAGGTTTAAGATGGAAAACAAAAAAACAATACACGTTCCACTCATACTTAATATATCAAACAAGTTAATATCAGTAAGCCTTATGGGTTTTTCTGTGTCAGGTGAGTGTGTTGATGATGCCATACCTTTGGTGCAACTAGCCGCGGGGCGAATATATTTCCAGAAATTGGTGATCTCTTTTTTAGTTGCAGGGTTGCTGGTAACTAACGGCTTATGGGCTGCTTACCATTATGGTATACTTGGCTGACGTGCATAGTTGTACTGAATCGAGGCGATAATGGAACCAAAATATACTATCCAACCGTGGAGCTATAGCTCACTGAGTACCTTTAAACAATGCCCACATAGATACATGCGGGAGAAAGTGGTCAGGGATATTCCTAGAGAACCTGATACTGACGCTATTATTTACGGTACAGAGCTGCATAAAGCGGCTGAAGAGTATATCGGGGAAGACAAACCATTGCCGCCTCAGTTCTCTTACATAAAGTCATACTTAGACAAACTCAAAGCTATACAGGGTGAGAAGTTTGTTGAACGTAAGATGGGTATTACCCGAAAGAACGGTGTGCTAGAGCCATGCGATTTCTTTGACAAAGAAGCGTGGTTTAGAGGTGTAGCCGACCTACTGATTGTAGACCATAAGAAACAAGTAGCCTATGTAGTGGACTACAAAACAGGTAAGTCGTCCAAATATGCAGACCCACTGCAGTTACAACTTATGGCGGCCTGTGTATTCCTACTATTCCCAGAGATACAGCGGGTTAAAGGTATGCTGTTATTTGTATTATGTAGGGATATAATAAAAACTTCATACCCTAATGCGGAAAAGTTTAAAGTGTTTGAGCAACTCGATGAGGTGCTGCACCGTAGAACGGTTGCGTATGAGACAGGGGTTTTTAACAAAACACAGAACGGTTTATGTAGAGGGTGGTGCCCTGTCGTAGACTGCGAGTTCAATGGGAGACGATAATGCCATATGCAGATCCGAAAGATAGAGATTACAAACACGAGCATCGTTTAGAGATGCAAAAACCAAAAGCTCGTAAATTACGTGCGGAGCGTCAAAAAGCACGTAGAGCAATGGATAAAGCGGGTGTAGATAGAAAGGGCAAAGACATTGACCATATCAAGCCGTTATCTAAAGGTGGTTTGAATACCAAAAGTAACTTGCGGTTAGTATCACCTGAAACAAACAGAGCGTTTTCTCAAACGAAAGGGAAAACTGTTATGAATAAAAATCCCGGTAGTAGAAAGGTAAATAAATAATGCAGCTTCCAACAGCAGCAATACGACAATACGCAAGAGATGCTGGATTAAGTGACGCCTTTTTAGTCCAGCATCAAGATCTTCTGGAAGCGTTCGCGTTACGTGTCGCTTCTGGTCAACGTAAGAAAGACCAACAAAGAGTCAGAGCTTGGTACTTTGACAGCAACCCAACTAAATGCCAACTATTCGAGATTTTGGAGGAGTAATGGTTACAGATATATTTATGTCTTTAGTGACTATGGTTGTCGTGGGTGTGATTATGTTTTATACCTATGAATGGTTTAACGATGACGACGATTTAATTTAGCTAGACCTTTTTCTTGCGTTTAACGCAATGGACTTATATGAGAATAATAGACAATAAAGCTATAGAGCTGCGTACAAAATACCCTGAACGTATTACGTCCATCATACCCAAAAGTAAATTGCTACGTTGGGATGGCGGTGTTGCGACAGTAATAATCCATTGGGGGTTAGATGAAGTACGTGTACTACATAATTTAGGTTTCACTAAAATACCTTCGCCTATACTGAAAGACTACACATGGGCAGGTATATACACACCGTTTGACCACCAAAAGACAACGGCCAGCTTCCTGTCTGTAAACAGACGCGCCTATGTATTATCAGAAATGGGTACAGGCAAGACCTCATCGTCTGCATGGGCTTTAGACTATCTGATGAATAAGAACCTAGTAAAACGTGTGTTAATCATCTGCCCACTATCTATCATGCAGTCAGCTTGGCAAAATGATTTGTTCAAGACTGTTATGCACCGTAGGGTAGGTATAGCGCACGGCACAGCGGTACAGCGTAAGAAAGTTATCCTGTCTGACGCTGAGATAGTGATTATCAACTTTGACGGTGTCGAGATCGCGCTTAACGACCTACTTAGGGGTAAGTTCGACATGGTGATTATTGACGAAGCATCCGCTATAAAACGTCAAAACACTAACCGATGGAAAGCGATAAACCAGATACTGACCCCTGAATCATGGTTGTGGTTGATGACAGGTACACCTGCTGCACAGTCGCCTGTGGATGCGTATGGGTTGGTTAGAATGATGCACCCGCACAAGGTAGACCGTACAGAGTACATGTTTAAAGATCGCGTCATGCAGAAGGTGTCTACGTTCACATGGAGACCGCGCCCTGAAGCAAACGCTTATATCCACCAACTAATGCAACCGGCCATACGGTTCACTAAGGAGGAGTGTCTGGATCTACCAGAACTCATGTACCAAACGCGTGATGTACCTCTGACTAAACAACAACAGAAATACTACGACACACTTAAGCGTGAGATGTTGTTTGAGGTAGCAGGTAACGAGATCACATCGGTCAATGCCGCTGTTAACATGAACAAGCTTTTGCAGATCTCTGCCGGCGGTTGTTATACAGATAATGGAGAGGTTATAGACTTTGACTGTAAGACACGATACAACGAGCTGGTCAATGTGATTGAAGATAGTTCACATAGTGTCCTTGTGTTCTGCGCGTTTAGGCATTCGATTGCTATGCTACAGGAAAAACTCGTAGCGTCAGGCTATGACGTCGATGTGATTCATGGCGGTGTTACACTAAAAAACCGTACAGAGATATTCGACAAGTTTCAAACATCAGGTAAAAAACAGATGCTAGTTATCCAGCCTCAATCTGCATCTCACGGTGTAACGCTACATGCGGCTAACACCGTTGTGTGGTGGTCACCCACTACAAGCTATGAAACATACGCACAGGCTAATGCCCGTGTACATCGAGCAGGGCAGAAAAACCCATGCACTGTGGTGCATTTGCAGGGTAGCCCTGTAGAAAAACATTTGTATACTGCATTACAAACACGGGAGAGTAATCAAATAAACCTATTAGGTATGTATAAATCGCTATTGAATAGTTGACATTAGTACATTTTAGTATATTATATGACCCACCTACCGGGGTTGCGGTAGTGAACTGGAGACTTTTATGAGTGAAGCAACTGAATTAAACGTAGCAAAATTAACACGCATCTATATTAAAATGCGTGAGAAGCGAGCACAGCTCGCCAAACAATATGAAACAGAAGATGCAGCTATTAAGGAACAACAAGACGCAGTTTCTAAACTGTTGTTAGAGGTATGTAAACGTGATGATGCAAACAGTATCAAGACAGATTCTGGTACTGTTATACGTTCAGTTAAAACACGTTACTGGACAAGCGATTGGCACTCAATGTACGACTTCATCAAACAGCATGAAGCCTATGACCTGTTAGAGCAACGACTGCACCAAACGCACATAAAACAGTTTCTTGCAGAACACCCCGAGCTACTACCACCCGGCCTTAACCAAGACAGTGAATATACAATTAGTGTGAGGAAAGCAAAATGAACGACATCCCCGTCATCTATACGGTGAAAGATATACAGAACATGTTAAGAGTATCGCGCCAGACTGCATATGACTTATGCAACTCTGGCAAAATAAAAACCCTTCGGGTAGGGACGAGCATTCGTGTAACCCGTGAAGCATTTGAAGAGTATTTAAATCAATCTGGAGATCAAAATGGCTAATGAAGTAGCATTATTTAATAGTAACACCGAAGTTGACTTGTCTTATTTGAAAGGTATTGACGATCCACTAACAAAACAACTTGCCGGTAGTTCAGGCGGTAAACGTATTTCAATCCGTGGCGGTGTATTCCGTATGATGGTGTCAGGTCAGGAAGTGGCTAAATCATCAGACCGTCATTTGAATATCGTTGTTGTTGACGCATCACCTAGCGTTTCTCGTACCTACTACAAAGGTACATACCAAGAAGGTGTAACCGTAGCACCTACCTGTTGGTCAGATGACGGTGTAAAACCTGATACTACGGTACCAGCACCAATGGGTAAAACCTGTAACGACTGTCCGATGAACGTCAAAGGTTCAGGACAGGGTGAGAGTAAAGCTTGTCGCTATTCACAACGTTTAGCAGTTGCCTTGGCCAACAATTTGGACGGTGATGTATACAACCTAACAGTTGCTGCAACATCTATCTTTGGTAAAGGTGATGACTCCCATATGCCGTTACAACAATACACCAAAAAGCTGGCTGGTCATGGGTTACCTATCCGTGCTGTTGTAACTAAAGCGCAATTTGATTTGGACAGTGCAACACCAAAACTGATATTCTCTGCGGAGCGTCCATTAAGCCAAGCTGAATATCAAACGGTTATCAGTCAAAGCGAAACGGAAGATTCGCGCTATGCCATTGCTGCCCCTAACTACACGCAGGTTGTATCGAAATCAAATACACCTGCGGTTGAAGCACCTAAACCCGCTACACCTGCTCCTGCTCCTGTAGCGGAAGAAGTAGCGGAACCTACGGTACGTGAAAAACCTGCAGCTGCTAAACCTGCTGAAGCTAAGCAAGACATAGATCAACTATTAGCTGACTGGGACGACGATTAAGTCTTCCTTGTGTGGGGCGGCAACGCCCCACCTTTTTAACCTACGGACATTTTATGACTGGATACTCTAAAGCCGAGTTCTTACGGGCAGTATTACCATCGGAACAAAACGGGCAATACTACTGTTCTGTATTTATAGGTAAGAACGATAGGGATAGTAATATAGAACGTACTATACAGAGATTCCACCGTACAGTAGATGAGTTAATTGAAGCAACAAGCAACCCACCTGATGGTATATGGAATACGTTTTACTTAGTCGCAGCATCAAGAACCGAAAGCCGTAAACGTGAGTCTATAGTTCAACATAAAGCCTTCTTTGTTGACGTAGATTTAAAAGACTATAAAGATAAGAAAATAGCTTTTGGCGCATTACAGAACTTTTACACAAATTTAGAACTGCCAGCACCTACGATTGTGGATTCTGGTAATGGTATCCATGCATATTGGGTATTAACTGAGGCTATACCTACCTTTGAATGGCGTAGAGTAGCTGAACACCTCAAGCAGTTGTGTGTAGACAGCAAATTCTATGCTGACCCTACCTGTACAGCTGACACCTCACGTATCTTGCGCGTTCCAGACACATACAACATGAAAGACCCAGACAGTCCGAAACGCTGCGTGTGTGGACATATTGGTACACCGATAGAGTTTGATCTGTTTAAAGCCTTAATAGGTTACGTTGAGCGTGATTCTTTCGATGAGTTGGAGCACATGCTTCAACCGGTTATGGATACCGCCACGCAGAATATCTTAGCTGGCGCATCACAACACAAGCTCTTCCAACAAGGTGTAATGCACAGTATGCAAGGCGTAGGGTGTGAGTACATTAAGCTGGCCTACCAACGTCAGGAAGTTATGACAGAACCTCAATGGCGGTCAGCATTAAGTATCGCTCAGTTCTGTAACGACCGTGATAAGGGTATCCATGCTATATCTAAAAAGTATCCGGGGTACTCAAAAGCTGACACTGAGAAGAAAGCTGCAGGGATTGAAGCACCTCATACGTGTGACAATTTCAGAACAGTATTTGCTGTCATGGATAACACAATACCTACACCACCAGACGGTAAGTCATACTGCGATTTATGTGTACACCGTAAAACGATTAAATCACCTATATCTTTGTGCATTACTCATAAAGAAGCCTCTGCTGAAGACAGCGTTATTGATGCAGTCGATGAGTCTACCGGTACAAGCATTACAGTCAGTATCCCTGTGGAAACCTATCCATCACCCTACAGCCGACGCGAAGGTGGTGGGGTGTATAAACGTGCTCGCTTAGATGTGATGGAGAACGGTGATGTACCTTCAGTACAAGAACTACAAGGTAAACTTGTCTATGAGTATGACCTGTGGGTAGACAGCATTCAGGTTGATCCTTTAGCGGGTGAAGTTATCGTATTGGTGTTGAAACAACCTAGACAACCCTTAGTCCGTTTTGCTATTCCGTTGAATAAGGTAACCGCATTATCAGAGTTTACTGATGCCGTATCCAAGCATGGTATTGCGGCACCGAACTACAAAGAGTTGATGGAGTATGTGAAGGCTTTCGTTACTAAACTGCAGCGCACCACGGACAAGATCAAATGCCCTGCCAGTTTCGGTTGGGATGCAGACTACAGCTCGTTTGTTTTAGGTACTCGTAGGTACATGTCTACGGGTGAGATCGAGTTTTGTTTACCGTCAGAAGCAACAGAGTTTGCATCGCAGCATTATGGTATGAAGAACCTGAGTAAAGTAGAAGGTTCGACTGACGATGATAAGATTAACCGTATGATGAACACATGGCAGTCGATATTTAAGCTTCACGATAGACCACGTCAGGAGCCTAGACTATTCGCTGTGTTCGTTAGTATGGGCAGTCCGATGTTTGCCTTCTTTACCAACATTGATGGCGTTATGCTGCACCTTGTTAGTAAAGAGTCTGGTGTAGGTAAATCATCTGTGCAGCATGTGGCCAACAGTGTGTGGGGTGTACCTGATAAAAACACATTGATGAACCTGAACGATACTAAACTATCTGTACTGCAACACCTTGGTGTTCTACGTAATATCGCTATGTGTATTGATGAGATCACTACCATTGAGCCTGAGAAGCTATGCCAGTTCTGTTTCGACGTGTCGTCTGGTCGGGGTAGACATCGTATGGAGTCTCACTCCAACCGTATGCGGTCTAATGTTACTGAGTGGCGCACACCGGTAATCACATCGGGCAACAACGGTCTACATCAGCTTATGACCCAATACAAACTCGTAGCTGATGGTGAGGCTATGCGTGTGATGGAGATGGAAGTATACCCAGATAGAGAACTGCAAGATCCAGTAAACAAAGCCATGACTGACCGCATGTTCTCTGAGGATTTGATGGCGTCATACGGTGTTGTTGGTGACAAGTTGTTGAAGTATTACGTCACCCATACGGAAGAGTGCAAAGCTGAGCTTATGGAGATTAGACGTCGTATAGACGTACGAGCTGGATTAACTCAGAGAGAACGGTATTACTCTGCGCTATGTAGTGTCGCTATGCTTGGCGCTACGGTCAGTAAACGTTTAGGTATCCATGACGTAGACTTAGATAAGTTCGAGAGCTGGGTAGTGTCACTATGTCGCACTAGCTCTGAGGAAGCTGAACTTAACCGCATCCCATTGATTGACCAGATGAAAGAGTTCTTACATGAGATGGTGCCGTTTACCGTTGCTGTAACTTCTGCACACGGTAAGGTTAGTATTATGCGGGACTCTGCTAGTGGCATAGTCCATGTGAAGCAGTTAAGAGATGAAAACCATGTGTATGTCTGTTTGAGTAGGTTAAAGTCTTGGTGTACCGATCATGGTGTACCTATTAACAATGTAATAGAAGCAATGGAAAACGAAGCCGGCGGGATAATAACCCCTTACCGGCTTGATCTAACTTCTACAGTTAACATCCGATGTTTACGTATGGACATTGATAAACTCGGAGATATAGAATCGCTCCTGTGATGCGACAACTCAACCCCGCCTAGGCGGGGTCTTTTTTGTTCTACATCTTGTCGCGGTATATCTTCTCAGCTTTAGCTGCAAGGGTGTTTATCATCCGTTTGCGCTGGTCAATACGCTCATTCCGAGTTGCTTCATTCATATCAGTATTAGCTTCAAGCATTTTTATCTCTTTGCCTAACTGCTGCATCTGTCTACCGATCTGATCGTACACCGTAGCCATACCCAGTTTCTTTTTCACATCTGGATCTGCTGCCAGTTTTTCTACCTCTTCCTGACGTCCCTGATCCTGTAATGTCTTCAAACGTGAACGGAAACTATCCAGATCTTCTTTATGTGTATAGAAGTCTGTCCGTTGCTGGCTCGCATACTTAGTACCAAATATACCCTTCAAACCTAAACCCGGTAGTTCTACAAAATCCTTACTCGGTTTGACTGGCGCGTTGTCTGGTTTAAGTACATTATCGGCCAACCATACAGCGGCCATACCTAATTCAGCACCATAACCACGGAACAAGTTATCCCACATAGGTGCTGATATACCTGTTTTAGACAGCAGATTTGCTGTTGCGCTAGAGCGGTCTGATTCTAGTTGGTAATGCTCGCCTTTGGTCTCAATGTCTTCTCCAGTATAAAAAGACCGATTTATCCAGTTCTCAACTATAGGTTTCATAATTTGTGGGACAGGCAACAATGAATACCCCATACCACCCGGCACCATACCTTTAACTTGATCTGCAGCGGCAGCCATAAGTTGCTGTGCTGACTTTGTACCCATACCATACCGTACCATCATTTCAGGCAACCACTTAATGAAAGCAAACTCTGGCGGTAACGCGATAGCCATTGGGTGATCTTTTATACCTGTGGGAAATATCCAGTTTGTGTAGCGTTTACTGTCTGGAATATTTTCGTACTCCTCACTACCACTCATGTACATAGTGTATGCCGTAGACAGCATACCGATAGTAGCCACTTTACCTAAGAACTGACGTCTGAACTCCGCTCTGTCTTTCATTGGTATGTTAGATGCAGTAATCGCTTTTCGCATTAACTCCAGACCGTTAATACCTGCAGACAAGAATGGAATCAACAGACGGGCCTGCTTCATCGCTTGAGAAGACCCAGTTACCGAGAAGTTGATGTTCTCTCTAGCCATCATAACTGCATAGTTTTCCGCGTCTTTACCATGTAGACCTTCTTTAGCCGCTCTAAGCAATGCTTCTTTGTAAATAGCCACACGAGTCGCGCCGTCTACTGCTATGTGCGTTTTGTTTAAGAGAGTTGCACCTTTGTCTACCGCAGCTGCTATGGCACCTTTGTTCTTCATTCTGGTACTTAAAGTATCCATAAAATGGTGGACATCACTAGCATTTACTGAAGGGTCAACATGACCAATAACACCACGACGAGCCAACATGTCATACGTAGGGTTATTGCCCTGCATAATGCTAGTAAGCTCTTTCATGGTGTGAGCAGGTGTTATCCAACCTAAATTAGTAGCCAATGTAGCCGCAATTGGATCTCTCGCAATCTGACGTATCCAGTTGCCCGGGTTGTTTAATGCACCTGCACGTAGCATTTGTGTAGCGCCACGAGCCACTTTCATCAGAGGACCAAAATCCATCTGTACTTGCATCAATGACGGAATAAGTTCTGGGCTATCGACCTTATAGAACTTCCGCTCACCGTTCACCATAACCGCTAGGTTACCCTGCAGCTCTTTCTTGACGGCACGTTCAACTTCACGTGCAGCACCTACAGCAACAAACTGCTCACCGATAGCTTTCTTGGTCTCATTCGCCATGATACCGAGCGTCATACCAGCATAGTGCCGTGTCATGTTTTCCCAGACGTTTACTTGATGTTCAGCCGCTGTACGTTCTCTAAACACTTTAGTCCGAGTGTTGCCCACCTCAGTAGGTTTACCTTCTTGTACACCTAAACGCTGTAGTACCTCTTCACGTAGCATGTAGCGAGGTGAGTAGCTGGCGTTTTTCATAAACACGTCACGTGTTTTCCTATTGATTAAACCTGAGTCAAATGCAGATTTAATCAGAGACTTGTTGATCTCACGCCACATATCAAGCGCATCATTCAGCTCAGGGTACTTAGCCCGTAAGTCAGCTACGTCTTTCTCGTGCTGTCTGAACTCAGCCATGTTGCCGGTGATGTGTTTACCTACTTTACTCGGATCACGTTTCAATTGGTCAGCTGCATCCAATACGTAGGCTACATGGTTGAACAGGTCTCGACCCTCTTTACCGATCTTGTCTACTTGACGCTGCATCTCATAGATAGACGCATTGACCACTTTGCCAGAACTTAACCGTACAGGGATCTTCGTGATGTCCATCGTGCCGTCTTTCAACAACTCGATACCACCCATCTGTAGTGCATTGGTGATGAAGTTCGGTGCAGTAGACATAAAGCGTCCGACAAGATCTGCACGTTGCTTTTCACCGACCATCTTACCTAGATGTGGTGCCAACGTAGTCTCTACACCATGCCATTCATTGACAAACTTCTGGAAGAAACTATCCATCCAAGAGTTCATACCTTTCACACGCTCAGGAATAGTCTTAGGCGCTTCGATGTCTTTCATCGTTGTGTACCCTGAACCTACTGCACGTTTGATGAGCGGATCGTTTGTTTGTATAGACGCACTACGTTGTATTTCACCTACAGTACTGCCTTCTTCCTGACTTGTTGCATATTCATCTGTACGATCTTTGATCGAGTTTAAAAACTCAGCTACAGACTTTTCAGGTAGATACTCTTTATTTTTGGTGAAGAATTCACGTAGAATTTTGCCTAACCCTGCAAAGAACTTATCCACTACTGACCGTGGTTGCTCAGCGGATGTAGCCCATCTAGCTGTTTGGTTGGCAAACCACTCACTAAAACTTTTAGTGTAACTATTTAATCGTTCCCTTGGGATAGGTGCATGTATATTAGATTTCTTTGCTAATGCGGGCGGATAAAATAATTCAGCTACGTCATGGGATGTAGCAGCTTTACCGTGAGCTTCAAGATACCTATTAAAATCCGCTTTGATGGCCGCTTGAACATCTTTAGGTGCAGCATTTAAATAGACTTTCTCTACAGTATGACCCATCTCATGGGATAGGACTTCCAACTGCTCTTGTGGTGTTAGCGTATTATCTATTGTAATTGCATAATCGCCGGTAAGCTTACCTTCTATATCATGTAGAGGTAAATGTAATCCATGTTCTGAAGATAGATCTGAATGAGCAACACCCTCTAATGACCCTTTGAGTTTGTTTTTTTGTGCCCACTCTTTGTCTGTAATGAATACACGTTTACTGTTAGGTAAACGATCAAGACCTAATTGCGTAGACCATACAGAAACAATCTTAGACAGTACAGGATCACTAAGCTTCACAGCTATCTGACCATCACCAAACATAGCTTTCATCTGCTTATCCCCTGCAGCGAAAGACTCTTTTTTGAGTTGGTCAGCTTTGGCTACTAAGGATTGTTTTACGGTTGGATCTAACCAAGATACATTAGATACATCAGATCTACCGTATGAAATGCCATCTTTTCCTTTGTTAACAAACGGTACGTAGAAAGTTACGCCTGTAAACATAGCTCTATTAGTCAGCAGCCCATGATTAGTTTCAGGGTCATAATAAACAACCCTGTCTTTAGGGATACTTAACTCTTTAGCTACATGGGATATAGCGGCGTCATACTCAGCTCTTTTGGCATTCTCTTCTGCAACTTTTAGTGCTTCTGCAGCTTCAGCTTTCAACTTTGCAGTTTTCGCTTCCTCTTTTATACGATCTTTTTCCGCTTGTGCAGCTATACGATCTTTTTCTGCCTGCTCTGCTACCTTATCTCGTTCATCCTGTTCTGCTTTAAGTTTAGCTGCATTTTTAGCTTCACGATTGGCTTTACGCTTTTCCTTTGCAGCCTCAGTGACTTTACGCTTTTTCTCTTCGATTTTCTCTTGCGTATTATCGAGGTTAATTACCGCATCTACAGCATTACCCGCGGTTTCGGCTGTTGGGTTTTCGTTATTGTCCGCAATGGCTTCTTCAGCACGTTTATGTGCAGCAGTTACAATAGGATCAACGTCACCCGTAACACCCACGTCATCTGGGTCTGCCCAATTTTTAGCTTCTTGGTTTATCCCTACCACTGTTCTTACATCGTCATCCGGTAGTTTGGTTAGGGTAGGTTTTTTACCTAACTCAGTTTCTCTTGCACGAATAGCGGCATACCGATCCCGTTTCTCCTCATACTGTGGGTCAAGCTCATCAATAGTCTGTAATCTATCTCGCTCACTAGCCAGTTGCCCCTTACTCATAGATGCATATTCAGGGTATGAGATAGGCGCAACAGGTTCTTCCACCTTCGCTTCAGGCGCAGCGGTCTTTTCTACAGGTGTAGTAAGTTCTACAGACTTAGCTTTTTGTGCCTCGCGTTTAGCTATCTGATCATCGGTTAGTATATGTGCAGCAGCTTGTTTATCAGTCACAATATGTGATACACCTTCATCATACGTCTTAACTATTTGCCTTGTATCTTCGCTACTGGCAGCAACAACTTCGTTGTAATCCTGTTTTTGTTGCTCTAATTCAGCCTGTCTAACAGCTTCTTCCTCAGCGCTTTGTTCAGCAGCTATCTTTTGACGTTCAGCATCTCTTGCTGCATTAACTTTAAGTTCGTGGTATGCCTTAACATTCTGGGTGACTCTATCAATGTTTAGAGGTTTACCGGGCGTGTGTAACTTAGATATAGAGTCCCAAATAGTATCCCCCTCCATATCCGGCGGAGTGTTTTTAAGTTCCTCTATAGATACAGGTTCAACCTTAAGTTTACCTACAGCTTCCTGATAAGCTTTCTCGGGAGTATTGGTCTCAAAATACTTACGTACTGTTGTAGGCACAGTAAATGATTCTGGGTTTTTCCATTTACTATTTATTGTGCCATCCCAACTTTTCTTCACATTATCAGGAAGAGACGTAAAGTCTTCACCGGGGTAATGCTGCTCAAATAACTGTGCTGATACATCAGATATCTGTTTTCTTATATCCGCAGGTTTATTAGGACGCACTGTTGGCGGAGCTACATAGTCAGGTGTATGTGTAGGTGTAGCTAATTCCGCTCCCAATTCAGGTGTAGCTAATTCCGCTCCCAATTCAGGTGTAGCTAATTCCGCTCCCGCTTCAGGCACTGGTACCTTTTCTGGTTTACCCGCTATACGTTCAAAGGCTGTAAGTGTATTTTTCTTCGGTTCGTACACGCCCGGTTGATCTTTACTTTCGCGTGTTGCAGTGCCTTTGGCTTTTACTGCGTCGTTAAACCCTTTTCGTTGTTTATCTGATAAATCAGAGTATGCAGGGACATCGTCTCTGCCGGATTGTGTGCGTAGGGTTTCCCAGAGCTGGTCGGTAGATTGCTCAGGGTGGAAAGGTGTGTTGTCTATGTCGTACTGATCTTTTAGTTCTTGTGCTGCAGCAACGTCTTTTCTAGCATCAATAGCTTCAGGTGATACGCCCTCTGCTGTCGCTGCGCCTTCTGCTCGTAGCTTAGCTTCTCTGACAGGGTTGTGTAATACAGCATGACCTGCACCAAAGATCGGGGATAATAAAGCTAACTGTTGCGATAGTTCACCAGCTTCTTCAGTGGTCATCGGTTTCTCGCCTGTTGCGTGGCGAGTCAAGGCTTCACTAGCTAGTGATAATGGGATATTAACTGCAGCATTACCCGCTGCACCTGCCGCTACGTCACCTGCAAAACCACCCCAAGTACGTTGACCCGGAACTTCTGTAGCTGCTCTAGTTGCTGCTTCTTGTGCTGCTTGAAATGGCGCTGCTTTGGCTTCTTGTGCAGCTAAATTCTCTACAGGACTTAGAGGACCTAAATCGCCCTTATTGGCTACGCCTGCTACTTCCGCAGCTTTTGCTTCTCGTGCTGCTAACGCAGCTTCTCTAACACCCGCTTCAGCGGCTTCAGGTGTTACACGCCCTAAACCTTTTGCGACAGCTTCTGACGCATAGGTACCTAATCGACCAGTCGGAATTTTAGCAACGTTCAATGCAGCTAATGGCCCACCGTAAAGCATGGATTCTGTATCATCACCACCACGATGTTTAACTTCACCAACTGAGGCTAGGTATTCATTTACCCCTGCAGCGGCTAGACCTAAGGGTCCAAACATAGGAGCACTCATAACCATAGTTGGTCCAAAACGACCGCCCATCTCACCTAAAGGTTCCGCAATATGCTTTTTACCTTTAGCCAACAGCTCTGCTATAGGACCGTTCTCTGCTCTAGCTCTAGCAATGTCTTCCTCTGTAGTACCTTCATACATACCAGCTGCTTCTTTACGTGCAGCTTCAGACGAATTTAACCAGTCTTGCGAGTAGTTTTTCATACCCGCAGCGTCTAATAACGTGGCTATACCTTGTTCAGCTGATGCTTTACCTTCCGTTAACCCATGCTTAAACGCTGCACCGATACCTGTCTTAGCTTCGTGTGCTTGTTGTTGGGTGTAAAGTAGGTGGGCCTGTTGTATTACCTCAGCTTCAGGTGCATTAGCTGGGCCTTCTACGGTTAATATTCTTCCGTCAGGACCTTGAACTTTGTATATAGCCATATGTATATCCTATTGCTGACTTAGTATTCTGTATCTGGGATCAGGTTGTGTCGACATCATACCACTACCCATACTGGTACCCATACTATCGCCCATAAACCCTTCCATACGTCTATCAGTGCTAGTTTTTTTACGTTCAGCTTCAATAGCAATAGGGTTAGGGCTACCATCAGCATGTCGTAAATCAGGTCTCCATGTAGGGTTAGCCTCTAACGCTTCAACCACACGATTAAAATAGTTTTGTTGATCGGTCAGCTTAGTTGGTTTACCTGTACCACCATAAGCTGCGTTACGCGCATCAACAGCATATTTAGTGGCCCCTACTTGCATTCTTTCTCTTTCTAAATTTGCAGCATTAGTTCTATCGTGAATTAATACATCATTTGCCATTTTTTCACGTTCTAACCGCGCAGTCTGTTTAGCTTTTTTATCTGCTTGGACACTCTCTAAACCATACTTAGCCGCCGCTAATTCCTCAGCTCGATGTGCATCTTCGAGTTTAGCTTGGATGTCAAAGCTCTTATCTTTAGCGTCTTCTAGTTTATTCATCGAGTTGATGTAGGTTTGTGAACCAGACATAAGACCATGAGCAATGTTAGTCATAGCATTAGAAGAAGTACCCGCCATCATAGCTATACCCGCTTGCATCAATGCCATCCCCGGTATACGGTCTTCTTCCTTAGCTAATCTTGCCTCTCTTTCACTCAATCGGTTTTGCAGAGCACCGATACCCTTATTCTCACCAGTTACCTCGCGGTACTGCTTCATGTAATCAGATAAAGAAAGGTCTTGCTCTTCTTGCTGTTGAGGCTGCGCCTGTTGAGCAGCTGGTGCTGATGGTTGAATTGCTTGAGCATATGGTGTTCTTGAAGGTGCAGCGCTACCCACTTGAGCTGGTCTTAACTGCATACGATCTGCCATTGTGCGCTGGTCAGCACCACCTATTTGTGGCTTTATTAACTCAGCTTTGTCAATGACAGGTGCTGATTGCCCTTCAGGCGCTCTTCTATCTATAGCTACAGGCATTAGGTTGTTACCATAACCTTCTAGCATAGGTAAATTAGATTCCCCGAAAGGCTTAGCTCTAGCTTGTGTAACTAGGTCTTTAGGGTTTATTGTGGGTTTTGCTTCTTGAGGAATAGCTTGCCCTTCAGTCCCCCACATTATTCTATTAGCTATCGGCGCAGCATAATCATACCCTTCACTTAAACTTTCTCCCGCGCCTTGTATGACGTTTTTACCTGAAAGATACGCTTTTTTAGACGCATCTATAGCGGTACCTGCCACCCCTTTTCGGGTTAAATAGTCCCCTGCTTTATCTGCATACTTACCACCTTCTGTATACCACTCAGGAGTAGGTGCACCTTTTCTGTTAACGTAGTCCTCAAGTGACATCCGTAATGGGTCTTTTGGTTGGGGGGCTTCTGTTTTGAAATAGGGTACCTTTGAAGTGTGTTTACTAGGTGTAACATCAGGTGTTCCAACAAATGCACCGGGCTGCTTACTTAGCTCTTGCATACCATGCTTAACCGCCAACGCTTTCCCATTAGGGAACATACTATAATACTCGCGCTGCGCAGGCGTTAATGCGCGTAACGCAGTTGCTTCGTCTATACCTAAATCGCTTCCATATAGCGCTGCACTTGGCATGGTTGCACGAGCTCCGCTTTGCGGTAATTGATCCTCTGAAAATGGCAACTGCCCACCCGGTATACCTTGACGTCTTCTCCATGTGTCAAAATCCATATCAGATGCAGCATCTAAAAAGTCAGGATTAACATACCCCCTCTCAGCAAAAGCAATCGGACCACCCTTCGCATAAGTTTCTTCAGCAGGTTTAGGTAGGAAACCTGAAATACCGCCCGTCTGACCCATCTCACCTTGCATCATACGAGCGCGTTCGCGCATCATATCTTCGACAGAAGCTTGTCTTGCTTCTTGACCTACTTGTTCTGCAACTGACGGTCTTTTTGGTTGTTGGGCAGCCATACCCATCTGCATTTGCTTTGCCCGCTTAACCTTCTCTTGAAGCAAAGGAACGCCAATAAATGCAGGAATAACACCACTTTGGATGGAACGTTGCAGTTCTGGAACGCTAAGCTTTTCAGCTTGAGACATAATAGTCATCGGATTCATTACGCTTCTCCCATTGCGTGTGCAATTGCTAAATCTACAATACCGCCGGACTTGTACTTTTTAGGTTCGTCGATCACACCACCAGTCTTAGCTGACTTAGCCATATATGCACCTAACCCCGTTGCTGCTAAACCGCCAAGTTGAGACATAACACTTGGATTTGTCCCATAAACTGTTTGTGTAGAATCGGTCAACGGGGTACCACGAATCAGAGCACTATAAGTACCTAACTGCTGCAGTGGATACTGTTGCGTATTCGCGTAGTTTTGAATGTCAGCGTTAATAACGTCTTGATAGTACTGTCGTTCCTGAGCACCAAAGTTAGCTTGTTGATTAATAATACCTAACTGCGCATCCTGTTGAGCTGTACCAATATTTGCCAAATTTGTACCAGCAGTATTGGCTAAACCATAACCTGCTTGAGCGCCTTGTACACCTTTTAAACCTAGTTCAGCACCCTGCATACCTTGTGCAGTACCAGCCAAACCTAAGTTGCCGGCGTTAATGTACTGACCCACGCCTGATAGTCCTGTATTAGCTCCTTGTATACCTACTTGTTGCCCAGAAATAGCTTGACCGATACCTGACAAACCTAACTGACCACCAGATAGCGCGGTATTTAAACCTGTTTGAGCACCTTGTAAACCTGATAGCCCATATTGAGTGCCTTGACCAATGTTTGCAATTGCTTGGTTATATGCGTTTTGTCGACCTTGTACGTCTAAAGTTTGTAACTGTGTGTTTAAGTTACGTTGCGCTTCTGCGTTCTCGATAGCTTGTCTTGCTCCACCATAAGCACCAGATTTGGCGGCATTACCTTGACGGTATGTTTGACCAACTTGAAATTCCCTCATAGCAGCTTGCTTAGCTTGGTCAGTCACCGCTTGTTGGTACGGGGACATAAACTGCTGCACATTAGCTTGGTTGGATATTTGGTTTAAATAGTCTTGGCCAGCACTAGCAGATTGAGCAGCATACCTTTGAGCTTGATCGCCTATTTGACGGCCATAGTCTTGTGCTTGAAGAGCCATCTCACCAATATTAGCCGCTCTTTGCCCATATCCTGCGCCTAGAGCGCCGTAGTTCTGCGCCATGTTTTGTGCATTTTGAGCAGACTGTAGGCCGAACTGTTGACCTGTTGCTCCTGATCGCGCACCTTGAGCACCATAACCCAATGTTTGCTGTGCCGATTGAAGACCGCCTTGACCCGCTGCGTTAGCAAAATCTGTTGCTTGGGCATATTGTCCCGGCAGTTGTAAACCCATAGCTGCGTGATACGCTTGCTGCTGGGGTGCAGCAAAGCCAGCAACATAAGCTTCTGGATCAGTGTTATACGGCGTATAACCTTTAATTCCAGTAATATCGTACTTGCCCGTTTTTGGGTTAAGTTTTGTATCGAATATCTGATTAGTTGCCTCCCCCAACATTGACTCTACATAAGGCATCAATTCTGGTGGGATATTATTCTGGTTTACGGTTGACGTAGTATTGCCACCACCACCACCACCACCTTTCTTAAATAGCATAGGTACAAACTTGCAGAGCACGGTGCCATTGTCTATGTAAAATATTCTGAATGGGTTCCAGCGGTGTAATTTAATCATAATAGTTGCTCCACCGTAGTGTAGGTAGGTTTAATATCAAATTTTCTTAACATACGGACTATGGAGGGTCTTCCATAAGCTTGAAGGATTGTGGCCCCATTCATCTTTGCTACAGCCCTTATTTGTGCCAATGTAGAAGCATTACACACCAGCTTACCCCCAAGTGATGAGACAAGTGCGACCCTGTGTAAAGGTTCGTTATAGAATGCCATAGTTAATGCCCCATGTATTTTGTTATCTTCATCAACAAATACACACAACAAAGTTTGACCTGATGTTACCTTGGCTAACATATGGTCTATGGTCAGGAATTTTTCGCCAACCTCACCTATAGTTAAGCCGTCTTCAATATAGTGCTTAACCAACGGCCATGTAAGATGTACATGTTCTAAAGCTACGGGACGTAAAATCATCATACTGGCAAGTGTTTGTATGCTTTGGTGTCATTAGCAAACTGTTTTTTGCTACCCATAGATTTACTTCTACCTGCTTGGATTTTCTTAACCATCTCATCTAGTCGTTGAGCGCCGGCGTCAGTTGATCCATTACCTAGCTCAGATACAATTCTAGCTGGAACCACATATTCACCCGCTGCAAGGCGTGCAGGTTGTTTGCCAGCAATAGATGCAGGGATTGAATCACTAACACCGTCACCAACACCGTTAAGTAAGTTAGGTCTGCCACCAGTAGCATAGCCACCGAGATCTGCAATACCACCTTGAGCCATTTGTTGAGGTGCAGCTACTTGCCCCGGTTGGTTGCCTACCATAGCCATTAGCTTTTTCTTTTCGTCAGGAGTAAGTGTTGCAATGTCTTCCGGCCTGTTAAACAACTCCCCGATTATCGGTAAATCACTTGCGTGTTCCCACCCAAAAATCATACCCGGTAATGAACTAGAGACTAAAGAATCGGCCATACCTTCACCGCCCGGGATCAACTTACTGATACCACCTCCGGCCAACATCTGCATAGAACTTCCGCCGTATCCTTCTGGGTCGGCCACTTCTCTAGGATTAGGTATATTCTGAGCATTAGACATATAAGTATCTAGGTCAGTGATACCCCCAGCAGCATATTGAGGTGCATAGTTAAACTGTTTGTTGTACGCATAACGGTTTTTCATTTTTTGCTGTTCTGGAATAGTCGGATCAGATGCCATTGCCGAATCAAGCATTGATGTCGCCCCTAAACCAATAACCCCCTTACCGATGGTTTGACCCATAGGTGATAGATTGTTCCATGCTTGACCAGCTTCACCTAGCAACCCTAAATTATTAACTGTTGGAGATGCATTTGCCACTGTAGCCCCGCCGATACTCGGCATGGTTGCTTGCGACACATTTAAGGGTGATGCTACTGCTTGCATTTGCGCAGCAGGTGAACTTATACCAGCAAAGGCTTTGTCTACTCCTGATATGGGCCCCGCGGTAATGCCAGAACCCACTGTGGAAGCATTAACCGTATTGGCTGCTGTCGCCGCATTACCTGCGGCACTTAGTCCTGCGCCCACACCACTACCTATACCACCTGTTATCCCACCAAAAAGCGCACCTTCTCCCACATCACCACCAGTAAGTGCTGCACCGCCAGCACCAATCGCGGCACCAGTTAACATACCCCCACCAATCGTACCGGCTAAGCCTGTAATACCAATACCTGCTAATGCTGTAACAAAACTCATATAGGTCTCCCCAATCGCTTAATCTCAAATTCTTCAAAAGTATCGGAGACTAATTCGTCCTCGATGTCAGTAATCTCTTCTGCGTCTGTGCGATGCACAGATATAAACGTACAATCTGTTTCTGCGTAGCCTAAGCGTTTAATGCCGGGTTTATCCACCGATATATAAGGTGCTGACACTAACACACTTGTCTCACCATTGGTGATTCGCATAGTCCCTTGTGCTAGGATACCTATACTCTCAAAGTTGTGAATCTTACCGGTTACTAACATACCTGCTGGCACAAACATTGTCCGTGCGTAAACCCCTTTTATCTGATAATGCTGCGTATCGGTTTGCGCTTTAAGCGCTTCTTGGTCGAACGAAGCCAACATAACTTGTTCAATCGCCATTATCGCGGGGGTATTACCTTGTTCAGCTAAATTATCCATACCGCAATACTATCAGGTATATAACGCTGAAACAAACGTAGCCGTTAGGATTATCGAGGGTGATGCCGGATGCACAGGTGCTGTTCCGGGAGGATAGGTAGCCGCTACAGTATTTCCAGAGTCTGAGGCCATAATCAATTGGAAGTAATCCCCTGCATTTAACGCCATGACTAGGTTCCAAGATACAATTGCAGCGCCGGGTTTGCCACCATGAATGGCTGGGATAGAAACAATACCTGCGCTATAAGGCACATCAACACCATTCTGTCTAAACCACAAAGTTACATTATCTATAGAAGAGTCAAAGGTTAGCAACTGCGCACTAAATTGAATGTTGTAATACCCTGCAACAGCGGCAACTACTTTTGTAATATCTGTAGGGTCAAGGTCTATACCATTTGCCGTATCTGTGGCAGTTAAACTCACGACAAGTTCTGTCGTTGATGAAGGTACAGGTTGCGCCTCAGCAACATAAACCCCTGCCGTATGTGAAGCCTGTGATGATCCATAAGCGCCACGGGTAATGCCTGTAAATGTGGTGGCTGTTTTTCCCGTATACTTAATTAACTCAGAACCAATAATAAGTGCGCCAGCAGATAAAAAGCCAGCAGTAGACGCTACTTGAATAGGGGTAGTTGATGTGTTTGTTAAACTAACTGCCAACGTAGTATAGCCGTCCTGATGCCAAGCTCCGTTAGGGAACTGCAAGAACGCACCGCCCGTAGAACCAATAAGCACAGAGTTCAAGTTGTTAAGTTGGTTAAAATACAAACGCAGCGTATTGTTAAGCTGCTCTTGGTACAACGACTCATAGTCTTTTGTCGCTAACGGTAAGTTAGGTACTGCGGGGTTTATGATTGGTTTCATTAGGTAGACCTACGGCCGTCATACTGGAAATCGCAACGAGGACTGCCTAGTTGCCAAGTCATATCGAGTTGATTAGATTCTATTTTAAAAGAAAATTGTCTACCTCTAACCCTAATAAATACTTGACCTGTAAATTCCTCGATAGGCACGACTGCGGTTCGCGTGACTAATGCGCTATCTACTCCCCCAACAGAAGCTGGATCGGTATACCCCGAACCAGAATTATTTAAAGGGATGACTGACATGGTTACAGTAGGGTTATCAGCTGTAGAACCCCTAAAAGTTACGTCCGGCAATATTCTTCTAATAAACATGAACTTGTGCCCATCTTCATCTAGGTCAAACTCAGATGTAGTGACGTATGAGTAAATAGGTAGCGCACTAATACCTTCATAGTCATTTAACCCAAACTCGTGGCTAACTATGTTTTTAGTGTACGTTGCAGCAATAGGATTATCAATCGTACCTGAATCTAACCATGCAGTACGAGCCATAGTGCCGTAATACCAAACGTTTTCTAAGTAGTTGTATACAACATATCTATCCATAGTTGTACTGTTAGCAGAGCAATAGAACCACCAGATTTCATTAAAGCGCTCATTACTCCCGCCATATACTTGATGTGCTTGACTGATATTAAAATCATTAAAGACGTATTCTTTTAAGTCGCATCGTAATGTTTGTACCCGACCGTCATACATATAGAATTTATCTATGCCCATCCAGTAAACAATACCAGAACCGATTGCTGTAGCGTTTTGTCCCATTATAGATATGTTGTCACCTAGAAGTTGAGCACTCCAAACATAAGGAGGACCTAGGTACTGTAGTGAATAGGCTGAAGAATCAGTCAAAACTATTAGTTCTTGCCTAGTTTGCATTACAGTAACTATTTCAGAACCATGAGATAGCCTAATACTACCCGCTTGGTTTGTCGCTGACGGCGTCCATGTTACAGCGTCTTCTTGATCTGACCATCTAATCAGCATTGGGTCTTGCGTAGTAGAGTCATAATCGTTACAACCAAAAGCAAGAACAAACCGATAGGTGTCCGATACGTATATGTAATTTTGTACAGTTGGTACATCTGATGCGCCTGATAAGCTAGATAAATTAATCGCTCTAGGGGAGATTGCATGACTGCCTGATTGAGTTCCCGAGGTGCCTATTAAGGCGCCTGTAGGCGTGGATGACAAATTGCAAGTGTTAGTAATGTCATTGAAATTTCTGACATAGTAAACCGTACCCGTCGCTAAACCTGTAGGTAACGCGCCTGATGTTGTTAACGTAATGGCTTGTAAATTACTTAAGTTGGCATTCGTAGTCAAAACCGCTGTTGCTGCAATAGTTACAGTGAACGGTACTTCGGACACGCCTAGACTAACCGTCGAATAATATATGCCTCCGCCGCGAGGACCAAATATCAGGTCTTGGCCAAAATTGCTTTGGCTCCAAAGTTGCAATGCATTCTGCGACGTAGTTCCATAACCCCAAGTCCCATAACCCCAAGGACCTGCGCCCCAACCGACGTTTGGTGTTTCGTACTCAGGCCCGGTATTAATTTGATAAACTGCACGGACAGTACCGCCATGACCTGTATCAGATCCATTAGCATTTGTACCTACATCAATAGTGTAGGTGTTCACGTCAACAAAAGTAATCTGATATTCGCGGTTTAATAGACTTGCCGTGATAGTGCCACCCAGACCAGTAGCACCATTGTATGTTACAAAATCACCATTTTGGCACCCATGAGCTGTATGAGCAACAGTAACTATTGATGAGCCAGTATGCGCAGTGAATGGGTTTGTTAAGTTTACCGCTGTACGAATTGGTGTAACGTCAAAATACGCCCCGCCACGACAAATATAAAACTTAAGATTAGTCCCAACGCCTATATATGTAACATTATTAAGGGCAAGCCAGTTCCATAATGAACGGCATACACCTAAAAAAGTACTGTTTGATATTTTTTGCCATCCACCAATTTTCTGAGGTGTACCTTGTCTGAAGCGAATCTTGTCGCACTCATAGTACCCACCTTCTGTGGTATAGCGAGTGTTTTCACGGTTAACCCCACTTTTGAAACTTAGCTTTTTTAACATCGTTAGCCCTTATATGTATGGTCTAATGCCCTTACGGTCTATGATTAGCATAGAGTGTCTAGGTTTATCCACCGGAGTATTCGGCACACTGATATGAACCCAGCTATCAAACTCACGGATTAACTGGTCAAACTTTATACCTGCACCTATTATAGCTTTCATTAACTCGTCAGGTTTAACCCCCTCAATTTTAATATCCGCTGCGCAACCTACTATGTGTTGGCTAGTATCCTTGCTGCCCACTGCATGATTAACTTTGAGACAGCGGTATCCGCTTGATACACGGATAGGTTTACCAACTGCATGTCGCACTTCTTCTAATACCATACATAAACGCTTTAGGTTCTCAACAACGTAAGTAGGGGGCGTATTGTCTATACCCAACCGCGCAGCGGTATCTGACTCAGTTAATTCTTTAAGCGTAAAGTGTTCTGATAATTGCATTATGGGATAAGTACGTCCGTTATATCTAACCATTTGAGTACATCAATAATGAGCTTTACAACGTCATGTAGTACCTGTTCCATCACTTACTCCGGTCGTTCATAATGAATAGAGAAGCACCAAGCGCTGCCAATGCTGTTCGCTGCGGTTCTGACAAATCAAAACCAAATGCAGAACCAACAGCAAAAAAGCCTAACCACGTAGTCTTTTCGCTTAACCAATTTACAATCCAAGTTTTCATCCCATTGCCTCTATTTTAGCCATCAGTAATTGCACTTCAGCCAATAACTGATCTTTAGTTACTTCTGGGTTTTTAGCCGCCGTGTCTTTCTGCCATTGCAAAAATTCACTTTCAGTCATCTCACGGACCTCATCATCAATCTGTATTAGTGGTCTGCTCATTAGTTTGCTCCGTAGATATATATTGAACCTACACCGGTGAATGAGCTGTAGACGGTAAACCGAATAGCGTTGATACTCCCAGTTGTTGGCGGGTAAGATAAAGCATAGGCGATCCCAGTATTACCATGTACAGTAAAGTAAGGCTTGCTACCAGACACATCACACCTATAGAAAGAAATGTAACCCGTTAGCGCGGCGCCGCTAAAAGCTGTGAACTGTACTGCTTGTCCATAAGATGATCCATTGTTAGAACTTAATGCTACACTAACACCCCCTGATGATGTACCTGATACCCCTAGAGTATCAGTAGTTATCACGATATTTTTATTAGGAACTAATCCCGTCACAGAAGCTGAAGTCACACCGTTAGCAGGCGTCACAGTTGCTAGTAGTGATAAACCTTGCGGACTTGCCCATACAGGTGCCCCGGTACCCGTGCTGGATAAAACCTGTCCTGTACTACCCACTGCTGTAAAACTCGTTGCACCCACGCCTGTTTGATACGGTATGCTACCAGCTGTACCACTAAGTAAATTTGTTGCGTTTGTTGCGTTTGTTGCGTTTGTTGCGTTTGTTGCGTTTGTTGCGTTTGTTGCGTTTGTTGCGTTTGTAGGGGCGATCTCAATAAAATCTGACCCGTTCCACACTACTATTGTTCTTTGACCTGCAGCTATTGGTGTACCCGTTGTTGCAGCACCTTTAACTACCACTGTCCCATTAGACTGGTTAATTACTATGTAAGCTTTGTTGTGCGAAGGCGCAATGATATTTCTACTTACACCCGGAGTGCCCGTAGGGATAAGTACCGCCATACGCGCTTGGTTTGCTGCACCTGATCCTGTGGTAGTCAACGTCCAGTCACTAGCAGTCACATCTGCTGTAGCTGAGTTAGCAATTGAATCTTCTACAAGCTGAGTAATGCTGTTGTTTACAACATCCCCCCAAGTACCATCTAATTCACCGGGTACAGGAAGCGCCAACCCTAAAAGCGTAGTATATGAAGTCGTCATTATGCTGTTCCGAAATTATTAATTTGCTCACCTAACATTGTTATCTCCTAATTTGAAAACCGCAATATCGCGCTGTCTGCAGTATTAGCTGGAAAAGTCACAACGAATGTTTGTGTCGATGATTTATCTGCACCGAAGTCCAGCACTGCAATAGACTTGTTACTTTTACTTGCATTATAGATTAATGCTCCACGTGCTGTAATAGCCGCACTCCATGAAGGATCTGCAAAATCTACATAGGCTGTACCGCCTGATGACCCGATGCTTGGAGACATTAGTTGTTGACCGCCAGCTGTATATCCTGAAGCTACCACTTCACCTGTACTGGTATAGACAGTGGTTGCTTGGTTTAAGTCGGCGTCAGCTGTATACAGGGCGATGTAAATGTTATCCGTTAATAGGTTGTGTACTGCTTGTGGCAGCTCAACCTTAAAGCTTGTGGTTTGTGTCTGAACTAAGCTCATATTACATCACCTTCAGTTTAACTTGACCGTCACGATATGCATCACCCCGCTCTTTCCCGTCACCCAACATTTTCAGCAGAGCTAAAGCCTCTTGATATCTATTTTGGTATACAGCTATTAATTCAGGTTCACCTTTTAAGAAGTGATATGCTTCAACAATTGAACCCCACAATAAAGCGGAATCAAAGTTATCACCTAACCATGTCTGCCCTGCAGTAACAATAGACTCTGGATAATAGAAATACTGAAGCTCTAAACTGTACGCACTGTTAGGAGTCGGCCCTAGTATAAACCTAAGTTCTGCGTCATCAGCCACTTGACCTCCAAACAATGCATAGTATTTGGGTTGAGCCGTTGTAGCTGCGCTAGGGTATGCCTCACGGATGTAGCTTACATCTTTATCCAATAGGAAATAATAATCACCTAGCGCATCAATAACAGCCAAAGAAAACGTAGATAAGTAGTCATTAGGGCAGTTTAGATACGGGCTACTTGAGGTTGCAGTCAGCGTAGCTGTTTTGCGCAATGCAGGTAACTGCACAGAATTGTAGATACGCTGTTCCGCTTGCTGAGTAAAATTCGCAAGTTGGTCTGCAGAAAAACTATTCTCAACGTAGTCTTGAATGTTTGTACAAAGCTGGGTGTAGGTCATCATAGTGGTATAGTCCTATGCTAAAGGCCCTCTAGCCTTCACGCCTTTTGTTGCAGCGCCTGTGCCACGGATTTTAATGCCCTCAGTTTTTTCTGGTGCATAGTTATACTTACCCACGTTACCGGCAGAGATATTCAACTCAGAGATACCATTACCAGACTTAGTAACAACACCTTTCATATCGACTTCTTTGTAACGACCAGCATAAGCTGATGCAGGTTTGTTTTCTTTAGCCATTATTTGCCACCTTGGTTTTTAGCTCGGGCCATATTGCGACCGAATTTACGGAGGTTTTGGTTAGTGACGGTTTTTGCTTTACCACCTTTAGCAACGTCGCCGTCGATGCCTTTTTTAGCACCGTCGTCACCTAAGTTTTTACCTTTGGTTTTGCCTGATTTAGTAATACCGTCTGCTGCTGATTTGTATGCCATGTTGTACTCCTAAGATACTGTGATTGTAACTGTGCCGACAGAAGTTGTCGCCACTAAATAATTCGGTGTTAGCCCTGCATCACTTGCTCGTGATCCACCGGTTGGGTTCCAGCCCCACTGAAACACTCGACTACCTTCACCTTGATACCCATCAACCCCTAATCCTGATGTTTGATAACTGTTGTCTGGGCGAGGTTCTCGTAAAGCCCAAGCGTCTTGTACAGGATACATCCCTAATTGTAACTGGGGATGATCTGGGTTCCAACATTCGGGACAAGCTTTAATGCTAACTTGTTTGGTCTTAATTGTTAGTTTACGTAACTCTGCAAGCTTATACCGCTGATTGCATATATCACAAAAACCAAAAGCCCATTTACCAACTGCAAATTTAGTAGCCATTTAACGTCCGTAAAACAAAACTCTAGGAACAAAACGATCACTAGCCTTTTCACGGTCCTCGTCGGCTGCCAATTGGAACTGTTGTTCATAATCAGCTTTAAGCATAGCTATGCGATTTGGGTCTACGTTAGGTAGTTTAGCCGATAAATAATATGCCAGACCTGCAACCATCGCGTTTAAAAAGCGAAACGGAATATCTTGTGTATCGTCACCATTACCCGCATCCTGAATGCGGCGTAGTCTCCAGTACACAAAGTAATAGTATGGAGTAGCTACAGAACCTTGATCGGGTGTAGGCCACACATTAATCTGTGGATTTGCAACACCGGTAACCGGATAAGTTGCACCGGACTGTCTATTAACCCACACTTGAATCGGTCTACCTGTAGCGTTCTTATTAGGGATAGTCGCATAGGTAGAGGATGAAATTCGGTTAATGTTGATGTCAGTTTGCTGTTGCCCTGAACCTGTACGTACAACTTGGTCTAATAAATCAATGGTGTCTACAGGCAGATCATAAGCAATCTGGTTAGGGTAAAGTGGAATAACACCTTCTTCGATTGTCCAAAGATTAATACCCCGATTCGCCCATTCGATTGTCATCAAGTTCAACGAGCGTCTAGCTGTACGTAAATCATAACCCGTGCGAAGTTCTTGCCCACAGCGTTCAAAAGCATCTTCGACAATGTCTGTGATTGATAGGTTAAAACTGCTGGTTCCTGATGTTGTCATGCCCAAACCCTTGAAGGTGTTTTTGGTTCGATTTTGTAAGTATCTAAAACAGGGATTTCTTCACCTGCTCTGACATTCACATGATAACCGTCTATTGCTGCAAACGCTGGATATTCGTTGCCATCTTCATCTTTCAGCATTTTACCCGTCGGCTTATGGATTGTTCCGATCACGTCAACCGATGCATTGATGTCGGTTAATACTTTGTCAGCTTCAGCTTGGTCTTTAAACTTTAAGCAGTAATCAATCATGCTGTTAACCCTTGTAATGTGCCGTTAGGTAAACGTGTTGGGTAGTATTTGATGGATTGGATGTGACCGTTTAGTTGATTGCTAGGATTTCTAAACCCAATGTTTAGCCTGTCAACCGTAGGTACATTACAGCTAGTATCTGTAGTTTTAGTAGAACCGTTAAAAGCAAATACAGTATCGTTTTGTTTATAAGCAACTGCCGATTTATTAAACCCATCTGCCCATACCCCGAACATATAGTTTAATTGTTGAGTTCCTGAAACTTTCATTTCAGTCGTCACGTGTACATTGCCACTGTTTCCGTAAATTGCTATTTCGTTAGAAGAATTTGTACCATCGCTGAGATTAGCTATGTACGGATACCCTACAAAATTACCTGTATAAATTCTATCAGCACTAGCATAAATAGTCCCTTCACTCTGGTTATACCAACTGCTAAAGTTACTACCCACCATTGAAGCATTATCTGCCGCACGAGTTACGGTAGCTGAGGTTGTTGGGATGTATGAAGTTGGGAAAGCGCCTGCTTCTAGTTGAGCGCCCCAGATATATAGCCCTGAAGTGCCATCGCCTGTATATGATGGCAAACGAGAGTTTGTGTTAGCGTTTAATAAGGATACAGCGATTGTACCACTTGCTGTTATTGTTGCACTTGCTGTAATAGAACACCGATACCATCCATTACCAGCGTTTGTGATAGTTGCTATAGCAGAAGAACCAACAAAACCAACAGTACCGTCTGCTAAATTAAAGTTACCCCAAACATTTGAGCCAAAAGTAGAAAATGAGCCACATACTTGTATGAATGTTCTTTCTTTCGCTTTAGCATAAATAGATAAGGTATATGCAACACCAGAGGTCAAAGAAGTATTTGTAGCTACTATATAATGTACAGCGGTTGAGGCTGACTCTACAATAGTGTCTGCACCTTGTGTACCATCAGGGCTTACAGTTGTATTAGCTGTTACTGTTATACCATCCTTAAACCAAACAGCATTATCACACTCACTACTATAAGTCAGTAAATTAGTCCGCTGTTCTTCAATCAACAAACCTTTTGGCGCTAATGTAGCAGGGTCGTAGTCGAATCTTGGGCCATAGTAAGCAGTAGAAGTTGGTGCTGCTACTGGATTATAGCTGTAAGGGTCTAATGAAGCTGAGTCTGATAACTGAGCGCCAAAGATGTAGATACCGGATGTACCATCGCCTGTGTATGATGACGGTGTACTTGAACTATTGGCTGATAGTCTTATTTGCGCTCCAGTAGAAGCTGCTGTTAATACTGATATGGTAAAACTACATCTAAACCAACCATTACCAATAGGTACTATTGTAGAAGTCCCTGCATTGGGGGTGCCTGCTACGCCATTAGTTAAATCAAACCCAGCCACTAAGTTGGCTCCACCGGAACCTACACCAGTTAATATCAACTGTAGGAAAGTGCGTTCAGCAGCTTTAGTATAGACACTATAGGTCAACACCTGACCAACTGTAAACGATGGAGACGGTAACGGTTGAATATAATGCCCTACAGAAGCTGTAGTATTCTCAACCAACTTCTGACCACCATCAAACCCGAAAGGTCCTATAGCTTGTATCGGTGCTGAAGCTGATGTTGTAGCTGTGTATTCTTCCGGTGAAGTGCTTTGAACTAATTGTGCGCCCCATATATAAAGTTCATCACCAGCGGCTGATGCACTGCCAGAAGTTTGAGCTGCTACAATCCCATATGTAATAGAGGTTAATGCTGACAATACAGTAAATGTAACTGATATTCGATACCATCCATTACCTACTGATGTAATACTTGGCAGTAACGAACCAAAATCAACTGTAGGTACATTAGTTGCCGAAACAGTACCTGTAATAATATTAAAGTAAGAACTGAACGCTGTGCTGCCACCCCCAACAGCAGAAACCCGCAATCTACAAAATGAAGTATTGCTTGACTTAACATAAGTAGATATTGTGTAAGTAGTAGTCGCGCTTGTTATAGTTTGCGATGGGGTTCCAGAAGCACCTGAATAAACCACTGTATCAGCTGTAGTTGTACCATCTGGTGCAGTAATTGTGTTGGCGCTTACAGTAGCATTAGTTTTTGCCCAAGCCGCATTATCAAACTCACTACTATAAGTCAGTAAATTATAAAGAACACTACTATTACTCTTAGTCCAAGCCGCATTTTCAAAGCTCTGGCTGTAACCGAGTAGGTTTTTAACAGTTGTAGTGTAGTAAGGCTGTAATGCACCTTCGTTTAGTTGTGCGCCCCAGATGTATCCATATTCTGAACCAATCGCTGATGGTATCGCCCATCCAGATGGCGTAAACTGTACTCCAGTTGTATCTGAACCAGCTAGCATATTTGCTGATGCCCATACTCTCCACCAACCATTACCTATATATTCCATTCCAGCAGTTCCGCCAGATACACTTCCAATATTTGATAATGTATATGTTCCAGCATTTAAATCATATAATACTCTTAAATTACTACCAGGTGATAACCTAGAATACATTGTAATCAACGCAATTGGCTGTGAGCCTTGTTTAAAATAACAAGAAGCGCAATAAACAGTATTGTCAGCAGTAAATGCTCCAATTTTTCTTATATAAGTACCATTAGTAGTAGTATCTGTATTAGTCTGGGTATCTGCTGTTAAAGTGCCGTCTGGAGCTATTAAAGTATTAGCATTTACAGTTGAGCCACTTCGCTTTGTCCAAGCCGCATTATCAAACTGTTCAGAATAAGTCAGTAAGTTGTGTGGGGCATACTGAATCAAACCATCAGAACCGACAACCGTGGCATTGCTGGTGCGGCTGAAAGTAATTCTTGGATCTAAAGACGTTGCGGTTTGGAAGTTCAAGCTTAAGGTAGTCGCACCGCTCCCATCCACCACAACCTCAAAGTCACCAACGCTACCTGTAGCATTAACATGCGAGGCTGTGCCGGGATATGTATTTGCGTAATCTACAACGCTTGCGCTTCCAACACCCATATTAACCGCCTACCTGACCTGCTTGAATAGCAGTCAATGTAGCAGTACCGCTACCTGACAAGTTCGCTAACCGGATCTGTAAAACCGGAAACGCATAGTTACCATCTTGGTTAGTGGTCTGTGAAATTACAGTCGGGTGATTAAACCAGTTAGTCCCATCAAACGTATGCTGAATAGAATAGGTAATAGTGCCAGAGACAACCACACCAAAACCCACGTTAAATGGGGAGATGTAGTAGTCCATTGGAATACCTGCACTGTTTGCTACACCGGTAACAGATTGTGTAATCGGTCTCATTTAGTTTTCCTTTTAACTTTTCCGCCTTTCTTGTACATCTCTACGTCTTGCGGATTGTCTTTACGTTTGATGGTTTTCTTGCCGGGCATTTTACTAGGGTTTATATCGCCCATACCCCGCGATTCCATCATACAAATTTGCCTTTAGTGTGACCTTTAGTCACGCAACCGTCGGCACGAGTCACACCGCCTTTAGCCATTTTAGTGCAACCACCTGTAGCTTTCTTAACTGCTCTAGCTTGGTTTGCCATTTCGCGTTGAATATCGGCGTTTCTAAGCTCATCACTTTTAACAGCACCGCCACCAGCGTAACATTTACCACCTTTCTTCATTTTCTTTTCCATCGCTTCGCCTTTCGCATATTGTTCAGGTGTGATTTTGCCGGACTTAATTGCTTTGCCTTCTTTCAGCTCTTCTTTATAAGTCTCTTTGCCTTTGAATAGTTTCTTTAAGTTAGCCACGTTGCCACCTCTATTAAATTTTTTGCCTTTATCGGCTTGATTAAACTCTTTAGCTACACTGACCGGTATACCTGCTTTCTTAGCGAACTCAGGGTTGTGAGCGGCGGCAGCCATAAAATTGCGCTGTTTCTTGCTAGTACTAGGCACTTTACTTACCTATATGTTGGAGTAACCAGCTAATAGCACCACCAACAGTCGCAGCAGCACCACCAACCATAAGAAGTGTTTTCCACCCGCCTTTGGCTTCAGATAACGTTGCTTGTATGAGGGCTAAACTCTTTTTGATCTCAGCCATCTCTTTGACCATCTTGTCCATGTCATCCTGCAAGTGCTTAATCTCTACATCGTGTACAGCTAAGTCTTTAATCATTTCAACAGAATCGTTCATTTGCAGTTCCACCGTTTTAGTGAGGCTGCTTTACGGGTCGGTCTACCTTTCTCATCCTTCATAGGACCCGGCATCCCTGACATACGCGCACAAAACGATTTACGACGCTTAGCATCTTTCTCTGACTTTGGGTGGGGTGCAGGGGCTTTTAGGTTTGATCCTGTGGCCCTATTGTACTTAGCGCGCCCCTTTGCAGTTAATCCTGCACCTTTAGACACAGGTAACTTTTCACCACGTCCTACAGCCAATGAAGTAGTCTTAGCCATAATCAATCTCCTCAGTTAAAAGATGGGGAGCCGAAACTCCCCAGATCAATTACGCTTGCTGTGCTGTTGGGTTAGCAGAACCGTCAGAATTACGTACCATGTACTTAATCACGATTACACCTGCACCTGTTGTCAATGATGTACCCGCAACAGTAAAAGTAACAATAGCATCTGTACTACCCACGTTAGCAATCAAAGCTGTAGCAGCTGTAGTTGCTGCAACAGTCAAAGCTGTTGCACCTAAGTTAGTTACAGTAGTTGCTGTAGTGATGTCGGTAGCACCGATGGTCAATTTGAGTGTAGCCGCTGATGAGAATGCTGCAGTGGTGATAAAGTCAATCTCTGTGATGACTGAACCGGCAGGAAGAACGAAAGCTCTTGTACCTGCTGCATCAGCATAGGTGATAGCGTCTGTTTGACCTACAACAGTAGCGCCCATGTTACGGATTGTGCCGGCAGTTGTGCCGGTGGTGTTTTTAACGGTACCTAATAACCAAGGACCAACGTGAGAAGCGAAAGCCATTTTAATCTCCAAATGCACTGTTCCGCGTCGTCTTGTGCGAGCCTGCTAGGTCAGTCGACGCAGAGAATTAATCCTAGACTCGACTCGCATATTACCTGAATGGTTGGGAAGTGCAAGAGGTTTATTCGTATGAAATACTACACCCAATAAATTTCCCTTTTTTAAAAGGTTTACTAGATTTCAAAGCCCTATTAACGGTAGTTGGTGTAACTCCTAAAGTTTCTCTAAGCTTTAATATGCTGTCATACCTAGTAGGTATACCGTTTGCGTCTGTAAAAATAACAACTTTACTGACTTTACCCCCGTGATCAGGTCTTTTCTTACCATACCAAAAGTTACCCTCTCCCGATAGTGTTTTACTTATTTTATCTCGCGTACTCCGCAACACTTGGTGTCCTTGCATTGTTTTTACGCGTTTCACTTTTGTTTCCTTTGATTGTTTTCGTCCTTTTCCTGCTTCACTTATTTTCTGTTTAGTTTCTTCTGTATGCTTATACCCCCAAGTAGGGCTTAATTCCCCATACATACCTAGCATTGGTGCTGTAGCGTCAACTCCTATGTTATAGCAATAGTTCTTACCAACATGTTGTTTTAACCATATATTTTCTGCAGCTAATGTGTCTTCATCACCTTTTAATTCTTGGACCACTGCAAATATAAAAGAACTTTCTCCGTATTTATCCCAAGCTGCCTGTAGGCGGCGGTTATTGTGTTTTCCTTTACGTAGTTCGGAAAAATGTTTACTTTTTCTTCGTCCTAAGTTTACTGCACTACCCACATAAAATTTATTATTGACTATATTAATTATTTTATAGATACCCCTAGCCATTTCTACTCCTAGTTATGTTTTGTAAGTATATTACACCATCTTAACAAATAACACAACTAGTCATAAAAAAGCCCTCCGAAGAGGGCTTATAACACCTAAGTGTTTGATTTTACTTAAGAACCGGTTGAGCCGTAAATCGAAAGCGGATCGGAATAGCCAAATGAATATCTTTCTCTCGCTTTATAACGTACGTTGCCCGTATCAAAATCCCCGTCCATTGAGTTAGTTAATGGACTACGAACGAAATGTTTCAACCCGTTTGGCACGTCCGTGGTTAAGAACCAAGCGTTGGTGTCAGTCAAGAAGTGGTTGATAGCATAGCCTTCAGGAACAGCACCATTGTTTTTCAACGCGTTGATGTCATTGTCGGTTGTACCAACACGAAGTTCAGTTTCCAACAAACGAGTTGCAACGAATTGCAATGCTGGTGGAACGATCAACTTCTTAGGTTTAGCAGCAATCAATAAACCACGTTCGTCAGTCCATGCAGCGATTTGGATCACAGCATTTTCCAATGAAGTTTCGTTTAAGTCAGCGGCGGTAGATGGGATGTTGCTGTTTGTGCCACCATTCACCAATGGGTGAGCAGCACTGAACAAAGATACACCGTCACCACCAGTAACAGCTGCGCTGAAACCGTTGTTTAAAACGTTAGCTGCTTTAACCTGTTTGGTGTAAGCCATAGCACGAGCCAATGCTTTTGTATAACGAGCAGACAAAGAGTCATACAAGTTATCTTCGATAGCTTCTTCAGTTAAGCTGAAGCCCAAAGCAATTGTTTCGTGGTTGTATCGTGCAGTCCAAGCTTCTTGAGCATTGTCATATTGAAGAGCTGAGCCTTCATTTTTGACAGGAGCTGCTGAGAAACCAGACAGTTTTGTTTCTTCTTCAAAAGAACGTTCAGAAGTCTCTGTTTCGTAGATTTCTTTATGTTCTTCACCGTAACGAGCGTATTCCAAACCGAACAAAGCGTTCAGACCCGGTAACAACTCTTTTAATAGCTGGGCGCGTGAAATTGCCATTAATCAACTCCTAATTAAACTGCTGTAGCAGAATAGTAACCGTGATAACCGAAGTTAAACTTCACGAGCACTTCTGGGTACTGGGTGAACACCAATGTTGAACCAGCTGCAAAAGCTGTAGTTGGCGCAGCATTAATGGTTACAGAGGTAGCGCCTGCAGCGGCAGCGGCTGACACGAATGAACCACTTTGAATCACCTGACCAGCAGAATCCAAAGAACCAACATCAGTACCAATCACCAACGCTTGTGGTAACGCACTAGTTGTTAAAGTTGTAGATGCACCCGATACGAAAGTTGCAGTACCCAAAGACACAGCAGTATCACGAACGATGTCAATAACACGGAATGGTAAGGTCGCAGTGCTTAATGCAGTTGGAACCAAAATCGCGTTAGCTGAGTCACCGGTATTAGCGCTACCTGCGTTAGTGGTAATACCACCTACGTTAGAGCCCACCATTACTTGAGCAGCAGAACCAATATTTGCTGCAGAAGTGCACATAACCGCTCTGATAACGATGTCTGGATCATCAGAGATAATCGCAGTGATGTCACCAGCAGCAATGTTGCCCGGATAATACTGGCTCCACAACCGTTGTTTGGTTGACGGGCTAGTGTAGTAACAACCTAAGAAAATACCGGTTGTTTGGTTAGCAGTAGTAGCAGATGCGATAGACGCACGAGTTACGAAGCCGTTAACTTCTTTAATTGCATCGCCAAAGTAAATTGCTGTAGCGTAGTTGTATTGGATTTGCACATTACGTGTAGAACCCGAGAATACTTGACCGCCTAACAAATTTACCGGCTTGTACCCATATGGGGCTGAAACGACAGGATAAGCCATTATAAACTCCTAAAAATTAAGAACCTTTACCGAAAGAAGTTGTTGATTTGCGTTCTCTAAACAGAGGCATACGCGCATCATTTTCTCTCATAAAACTATTGTCTACTGCACTCGCTTGAGATTCTGTGGCGTTAGCATAATGTGCTCTACGTTGGTCCATAAATTCTTTAGGGATCTTGCATAACAATAGGCCGCCAATTTCGATGTTGTCTTTATATCGACCCTCGCCAGAGGCTAACAGTGTGTATTTTGGTTGCTCTTCAATTCTTACTGGTTCCCAACCCTCACGAAACGATTTCGAAATGTTGCTAGGGTCATCTTTGTTCAGCATTGAAACGCGAATCCATCTATAGGCGAAACCATCCTCTTTGTCAGGTTCAGGGAGCGCTTCAGGTGGCATCCACTGCTTAGGACGCTCTGTTAGTGCTCTGGTTTCTAGCTCGCGAGTTATTCTGTTTTGTGTAGTAGCCATTATTTATTCTCCAATTTTAAAACTTCTCTAGCGTAAACTTCAGGGGTTAGACCAAACTTTTTGGCAATTTGGACCTGACTCTGAGTAAGTCTTATCTTATTCGAGGATGTGCTACGGGTTGCCGGCGCTACGACTGTGCGTGGTTTTGCCTTGGGTTCCCCAAAATGCTCGCTAAACCTTGTGCGCATCGTCTTGTCCAATGTGCTGTAGTATTCGTCAGAACCTACTTCAACGCCACTATTTACTAGCTTCTGGTGTAAGCCTAATGCCGCTGCTGTCATCTCCTCATCCTTACCAAACCAGCTGTTGCGTTCTTGCCACGCTTGCGCTTTACGGTCAGGTTGTACGGCTTGAGGCTGTACAGGTCGTTCTTCACGGCGCTGTTGTACAATATCTCCGGGTTCTTGTAAAGGGGTTTCCTTTAAACTCTCTGCACGAAGTACCTTTAATTGCGCCAAATTCATCTTTTCTTGCGCTGCAATCACACCGTCGGTGTCGCCAGACTCGTAAGCTTCTCTGTACGCGCGTCTAGCAGCGTCCATTTCCATTTGCGCGTTAGTTTGTGTGGTAGAGATGTATTCCTTCTCACCGGTGCTGTATGCAGAACGTAATTTTTGGTTCTCTTCATATAAACGTCTAGCTACCGCTAAAGCTTCTTCTTGCTCTCTAGCCAACTGTTCTTTAGCTCTACGTTCATCATGCCAAACCTTTTTAAGCTGTTTCAGCTTCTGTTTAACCCCTTCGTCATACTCTTCAAGTTCATCACGATCTAAATCGTCAACAATCTCTTTAGGCATGGGTTGACGGCCTCGGTCTTCCTCCGGGGTATCATCTTCAATCTCGATTTCAATATCAAGCTCATTGTTCTGATCTTGTTCGTCTGGGAATTTATATTCTTCGTATTCAGCCATGTTCTACTCCTTATGCTCTCTTTATGCCGCGAGGGTCCTGAACGACCGCTTCAACTGAGTCATCATTGATAATTCGCATTTCTCGACCGTGAATCTTTAGTCGTGAGCCAGCGTTCGGTCTAACCAAAATAAAATCACCTACCTTGCACCAAGGACCACTAGGGAACTTCTCTTCTGGGTAGCAATCTGGACCTAAAGCAACTACGAATAAAACAGTGGTTAATACTTCTTCGTGCTTCATAGTGACATCAGCTTTAATGATGCCGCTTTCGTATTCCTTTTCTACTTCAGGAATAGCACATAAGATGCGGTAACCCGATGGTTTAGGTAGCTGGCTTGCTTTCTCTTCAGGGGTGGCTTCCAAGTTAACAGCACCAACTACTTGCGGTTTACTGGGGTTTGTAGCCAGTAATATCTCAGTCATCTGAGTTCTCCATTTTGTTTCTAAGGGTTTCAGTTAATTCCCTAGCGATGAGTAACCCTCGTACCTCACCACAGAGCCGTTTATATTCGTCAAAACTATCCGCCTTCCCGTGGCAGATAGCGTTTTGGATTAGTTCGACTTCCTCATTGATCTGTTGGATCAATAATTCAAATGCGTTCATTATTCACCTTTTGCCGGTTTGTTTTTTGTCTGAGCTTCTAGCGTTGCCGCTGTTTTCAACGCATCAATAGCCATCTTCTGATTGCTACTGCGTTTCTGTTCAGTAACCTGTGCTGCTGTTTTTAAACCATCAATTTTCAATCGAGTGGCGTCACCATCACGTTTAGCAGTTAGCTCTGCCGCAGATTTCAACGAGTTCACCTTATTGGTTTGTGCTGCTGTACGTTCTTGTGCTGCAATACGCTCACGTTCAACTTGGATCTGCTGTGATTTCAGCTGAATATCCGCTTGGTCTTTCTGGGCTTTGCGCTGCTGCTCCGCCGCTTTTAACTGCAACTCTTGCATCTGCATCTGAACCAATGGGTCTTGCGCTTGTTGTTGCGCCTGTTTTTGAGCCATTTCCGCTTGATTGCTCTGTAACAACTGCTGTGCTGCTTGAGCCAATAAAGGCGATAACTTAGCTTCCACTTCAGGGTCCATGTGAATGTCTTCACCTGACTCGTCTTTTTGTGGTGGCAATGCAAAACCTAACTGCTGTTCAATCTGTTTGCGGTACTCAAACCCTAAATGCTCAGCAATATGTGCTTGAGCTGCCGCTGCAATCTGAGGTGCTGCTGGACTATTCTGTAGCATCTGTTGGATTTTTGGGTCTTGTATAGCAGCCATATGTACTTGGATATGTGCTTGGTGATCTTGGTTTATAAACGCTTTGACCGGTTTCATCGCCAAGATGTTTTGATTTTCTGTAATCGGGTCTAACGGTTTCATATCCTCAGCCATCGGTACTAACTTCTGAGCGTCTTTAATACCCAATACATCCAGCATCTGACGATGTAACAACGGCATGTTGTAGATTTGAGGCGACTGCTGAGCCAGCTGTAGTACCGCTTGGTATTGGACAATCTTCTGCGCCATTGTAGAGGCGTTCGGATCAGACACAGGAATAACGTCAACCATCGAATAGTCAGAGCGTTTAGCCTTTCTATTACCGGTATCTGGCTCGTAGTTGTAGTCTTCCGGTGCATAGGCAGCGATGATGCCTTTTAACAGTACCAATTCTTGTTTAAAGCTGTAGTGAACCCGTGCTTGAATCGCACTCATTGACTTCAAAGTACGTTCTAAAATAGCCAGCGTGGTACCTACCGGCGCTTGGCCTGACATATCCGCTACTTGTAGGTCAGCCGCGTTAGCAAATCGTCTACCCTCATCAACAATCTGGTTAAGCAACGCCATTAATGTCTGGCTAGGTTCTTTATATGGTAGTGGGATGATGTTATCGCGCATTGCGCCACTTGGTACGTCTACATCACGCCATTCACCCGGGGCTATCGGGGTGTCATCACCTTTAATCCGCATTCCTCTAGCTTTGAAGCCACCCGGGAGGTTAGATAATGTACCTGCGTCCACAAGCTGTCTAATAAGAGAAGTGCCAGATTTAGCAAAAGTGCCAACAAGATGAATAAGCCCGAAACAATAAAAGCCAAAACCCGGCACATAGCCGTAATGCACGAAATGCTGACGTTTTTGATAAGATTCATCGCCTTCTTCCCAGTTTCTGCGAATAGATAAGATTGTGTTGCTGCCTTTCTCAACGGTAACCACGTATGGCAACGCAATACCGGTCGTTTCCCCGTCTTCTTCATGCTCAAAACCCGGCAAATCGAGGTCAACGTGCATCTCCAACACCTTGTATCGGTCGTCAGATGTCGCTCTAAAACCCATCTTTTCGGCAATTTTCTTCTCGACTTCGTCCAAAACGTTGTCTGGTTCACCCAAATCAATGTCTCTATAGAACCCTGCGACCTGCAAACGACGTAATTCGTTCTCTGTTTTACGCATTACATGAGTTACACGCTCTGCTTGTTCTAAATTCATCGCACCATAAGGCACAACAAGGTCTTCAGCAGGTACAAATACGGAAACTTGACGGTCTAAATGCGGATCGAAGTACACTTTCTTGAACGCATTACCTGACATACCTAAGCCCCACAGCATACGCTCGTGTTCTGGCCTAAATTCGGTCATCTCATCAGTCAACTGATAGTTCATGTCCTCTTGGACACGTACCGCTGCGTCTTTTTTCTCTTGCGTTTCTTTACCAATAATCTGAGTTTTAACCGGACCCGCTGCAGGGAACGTACTCATCATGGTTTCAGCTTGGAATTTAACCAACGCCTCGCTTAACAGCGGGTGATACACACCACAAGCGCCTTCCCAAGGCTCTGACCGCTCCTCAATCTTCATACCTAACAGCTCAATACCGTCGACATATGTTTGCATCCAGTCTTTTCTGGAGGCTATATCATCATCAAAGTCAGACAGTAAGTCGCCGGCTAGAGTTAACAGGTCTTTCTCATCCATTTCTTCCGCTAAGTTAGCGTTGAAATCTTCAGACATGTCTCTATCAGGCATCAAGTCGATCTCTATACCACCGATTGTCATTGTGACATCATCAGGGTTCTCAATTTCGATCTCTAAGTCCGGTGTTTCGGGTAATGAGCCAATGCCTTGTGGGGCTTGGTATAACGATTTATCAATTGCCATGTCGGGTAATCCTTTCAAGTAGTTGTGTTTTGTCTCGTGTTTATACCTTTAAAATGCACTCTATACAATTCGGGATTATCTTGTATCAATTCCTCTATTATATTGCTCAAATCAACAACACCTTCAGTGTTAACTTCATATACCATACGAACGGCTTCAAAATCTGTTGGTACCTTTGCATCTTGTGGGATAGCCGCAGTCTCACTCTCTAGCGTTTTACGCATCTGCTTTATCCGCGCTCGAGTCTCAAAGTAACTCACAATTCTCTCTGCTATAGTCATCAGTAATACGCCACCTTTCGTCTAAAGTAATGTTCCTCTTCCGGTTCATCCATTTTTGTGCCGATGAACCCACCTTGGCGGAACCTTAGCATTGCTTGTGAAACTGTATCGACAAGGTCGTCGTGCGTTCCTGCTGGGAAAGAGGCAACGTCATCTATCAGCTCATCAGCCCATCTTGCCTCCGGCGCCCACACGAACCCCGATGCAAATATATCAGCCACACTGTTAAGTCTTGAAATCTTGTCATTACCTTTAGTCGGCGTGTACTCCTGCACCGGCACACCCATACGACGCAACTCTTGTATTAATGACGCACCAGAAGCCCGTTTCTCGATGATGACACTATCTGGTTGCCACTCTTGATACGCCTCGTATGCCCACTCCTTTAGCTCTGGGAACTCCACACGCTTCTTAACAGCATCAAGCAGGATGATATTCGGGCGTAAAACCCCTTCCTCATCCTCTATATAAAACACACCCCACACCGTCAACGCACTGTAGTCAGCCCGGTTATGCTTCTCGAACGCGGTATCCCACGACAGTAGTGTGAACTCGATATTATTAGGTGGTGCATCTCTATCCCAGACTCTCCACCACTCACGCTTGATAATCGCACCTTCTTCGGACGTCGGGTTCTGTTGGTACTGTGCTTGCCAGAACCGGTTATCCAGAGAGATCTTGGTTTTCTCTAGCTCTTCAAGCTTCCAGAACTCCGGCCATACCGGTTGCCCACTTGGTAAGATTGCAGGGAACTCAAGCACTTCCCATTGATCGCCGTCTGGATTCCGTATCATGTTATCAATAAGTCGCCCTACTAAGTCCCTTTTCGACCATCGAGTCATAACCACTATCAAAGCCCCGCCCGGCTGTAACCGCTGACGAGGACCTGTCATATAGTAATCATACACAGCATCAAACACTTTAGGGTCGTTACTCTTACCTTCTTGTTCACTTAAAGGGTCATCGATGATACAATTATGGGTTAAAATTAACCTCTTGTTTGTAGGGTTACCAACGTAGTAAGTATTACTACCGTTTACATGTAAATTGTAAAAGATCTCTGATGGTATAGAGACTGTATTTACAGTCTCTACAACGATTTCACGGGTAAAAAACTGTTTAATCTTTTTCAGCATAACTCCACTTATACCCTATAGCCGTTTTTGCTTTTCCAGCTATAGCTGGATATATCGACCGTTTATCCACACCTAAGGCTTTAGCTGCTGCACCTAATGATGGATACTCAGCAATGAATTCACCCTCTTTTGTGTACTGATGTACTTTACGGATAACATGGCTCATCCTAGGTGCTTGTATAGCTTCTTCTGGTGTCATTCCCATCACATATATCCTGTGGTGGATCATATCCCTAGTAAGGCCTGTGCGCCTAACCCATTGTGCTATACCTAGTGTTTCCCCAAAAACTGTTATACGGATTGTGTTGCGCTTGTTATTTTGTTGTGTCTCTTTAGACGCCCAACGACAGTTACTTGGTTCATAGTCCCCTGCAGTATCTATACGATCAAGTGTGAACTCATCTGGGCATGGTCCCATATCTTCGTAGAAATTAGAATACCTACCCCATCTATCTGCAACAGAAACCCCTTTACCTCCATAATTAGGGTAGTTTTCCGCCTTTGGGTTATTGCATCTTTGCCGCATCATCGCCCAAATATTGTATTCACGTTGTGATGTAGTACCTGTTTTACCTTTAGCCATTGTAGTCTCCACATTTGTGTATAAGACTTTATGATAACCCTTAGTGGGGTCATCGTCAATATATCCCCCGGCTTTACCTCTTCAGCAGGTACCCACCCTCTGTTTTTCGTCCATATAGGGTGGTTTGGGGTGAATGTGTATTCCCCGTTAATACGTGTCTCTATACTAGATTCAGACGTCAGTGTATGCAAAACAGTCACATACCCTTCCTCTGCTAAAACCAAATCCCCTACTTCTATTTGTTCTATCGGTGTGTAACCCTTATGTGTTTTTACTAACGACCCTACCTTCACACAGAGGTCAGCACCTTTACCTGCTACCGCACCACCAACACCCATCGCGATATAGACACCATTCTTGTCCGTATTCCATCGAGCTGCAGCAGTTGAGTCACGTCGCAGGCGTGTATCAGGAAATATCGTGTGGTACAAATCAGAGTCAACCAAGTTCCTTACTTTACGACCAAACCCTTCAGCTAGGTCTGCCGTATGTGAAAGCTGCATGATTTGTCTGTTCGGGTGTAGCCCTAAATACCACGCTGGAAGTAGGTATGATGCAAATTCAGACTTCGTGTGTCTAGGTGCAAGACATACTATTAACCGTTTAAGCTCCCCTTTTGCTACCCGCTCAAACGCTCTAGCCATCTTCGCATGGTGTGATCCGTGAATAAACTCAGGCCACATCACCTTAACAAACTCAAGAAAGTCTTTCTGGGCTGCTTCACGTTTTTTGCGACTCTCAATCTCTGACAAAAGCTCTAAGGCTTTTATCCTGTCTGTCTCAGACATCTGTAGGAGAATGTTAGGTGCAATATTAGTCATCAGGGTTGATAACCTTCAGCTCGTTCATGTACTTACCTAACAAGGACTGTAAGTCCTTCTCTAGCTCATCAGTGGGTTTTTTATTGATGTCGACAGTGATCTTAGTCTCGAAAAGTCCTACCTCGGCAATCTTACCGATCTTCTCTATAGCACCTAGGGCTATATTCTCTTTCTCGCTTTCAGCAAGGTCAAGTAAACGTGAGATGGCATAGGTACGTAATCGGGCAGACTCATCTGCCATAGAGAAATCGTATCGCTGCAGTAACCGACGTACCGCATTGGCAGCACCGGGGGTTGATGGTTTAGCGGGCGCGGAAGGTGTTTGGAAAACAATGGCGCGAGCTTCGCGTTCGTCATCTGACGTTGACGAGGGGTCTAATTCATTGGCCGTAATAAAGTCTGGATCGCAGCAGGCTGCATTCCATAAGTCGGCAATTGGTCTATCTGTGGTCCAGATGAAGTTCAGGATGTTTGTGTCCATAAGTGTGGCGGGTGAGCCAGAATGACTGCATTGTAAGGGTCTAAAAATTTTTATGCAAAATTTTTGACAGGGGCGCTTTTTGTTTGAGGGGGTGGGTGCTGGTGGGGGAAAATCAGTGGGCTGATTTTAACATGGATAGCGGGGTGGGTCAAGAAAATTTATATGCATAAAAATTTTAGGGTCATTGTGGGGGGTAATCAGGAATTTTTGCGGTTGAGTGGCGAAATTCGAGATACGTAGTATCGTGCGCGAAGTGGCCGAATTCGGGGGGTGGGGGGTGTACCCCGTATGACTGGGGTTGACAAAAAAAGATTTGTTGGTATAATAGCACATGTTTTGAGTGAACTCGAAACGGCCAGACGGCCACGCTCTTTTATATAGGCATTTCGCCAAAACGTAGTGCTGACACTACGATTAATCACTTAATTAATAGGAAAAACCATGAACACAACAATTGACAACGCAACTCAAACCGTTATCACTAACGCACCTATCGTCAACGGTATTGATGATCTATTGTATGACATTAGCCGCGCTAGCGCGGACGTAGACAGTGCAGAAAGTTTCGCACGTGGCTCGAAAGAGCGGCTAACAAAACTATTGGCTGATTTGCGTGAAACAGGTGCGGTGCTATCAGGCGACACCCGCACCAATCCGACACGCGCTAAACTGCGCGACTTTATCGCGGAGACTGGTTTATCTGAACAGCGTGTTAAGGATATAGTTTCATTTCTTACTTTATATTATGACAGCGTAACCGCTGTTACCACGCTACAAAGCAACAGCGCAGTAAAAGACAGTATAGCGCGTCAAATAAAAGATAGAGTGATCCCAGACGAAGAGGAAAACATAGTGCAAGGCACTATAAAAAAGGCTGCAAAGCCTAAGAAAACAGACGCTGAAAAGGCGGCTGAAAAACAAGAAAAGCTAGAGTCTGAATACTCGGCTAAACTTATGGGTGACAGCATTGAAGCTACGGCCACGAGACTTGATGAGCATCCTGAATTCCACCACCTTGTCGCTTTTATAGCGGATACAGGTTCGCTAGACTTGGATGCCTTCACTAAGTACATGATTGAAAAGCGTACTGAAAAGGCACGCTTAAACGAAGAGCTTCAAGCACAGATAGCAGCATTACAAGCCCAACTTAAATAACCAACCACTAAACACTAAGCCCGCGTTACGCGGGCTTTTTTGTGTCTATCGTTTTTATATAACGTAGTGCACACACTACGTTATTGATACCAGTGACGTAAGATGCGAGATGCGATGACTTTTCGCGCAATTGTAGTGCGCGCACTACGTTTTAACTAGCACCGTCTTTACGGCGCGATAATTTTAAACTGCCACGTTTACTTAAGTCCGTTTTTTTCGCTCAATAAAGACGGTGCTACGTGGCTCTATTTAAGCTTTTTGGAGGCATTATGCCAAGCATTTGGGAAGTAATCGGCATTATTTGGGTCTTGTTTGTGATGATTGTGGCATTTACGGGGTTTATTTGCGGGTACTAGTCTACATGTTAATATAAAAACTATATGTAGGTTGGAACATTGGGGCGCGGCAATTCCAACCTACATTTATCGGATAACTGCAATCAAATCAAGGGGTTAAGTTATTTGTCTATATATTTAGATTATTATTTACATTAAGTTAGAGTTTTTATATAGCCCCCAATAACTTTTTGTTTTCCCTTACCCCCCCTCTCTCTTAATCTCTAAGTGCAGGTATAAAATGCTTAACTCAATGTAAATTGTATTCTGAACATGTAGATATGTTCACATACCCCGCAGCACACCTGCAATAACCGTCTATATGTATATTGGAATAATCAAACCTCAATGTTCCAACCTACATATAGAATTTACATTAATATATACACAAGGCTACAGCCCGCATTATACTTAAAGTAGCCTAAATAAACGGTGTTAAATTTGTACACACCAGCACCAAATATTACGATAACTGTAAGACAAGTTAGTGTTAGTTTCACCACTTCGTACACTTAGCTTCTCTGTGATATAGTTTCCCATACACGTACACTAACTAACATTCTACACACCCGTACAGGTAGTTTGACTTACAGTATTACCGAATGTATTATACACATTCCTACAACAACACAGATTTGAGGTCTAAAATGCGTCGAGATATTTCTATAGACAAATTACGTACCATGATTGAGTACGACCCCCTTACAGGTATGTTCACGTGGCTTGAGCGAAGTCGAGGAAGACCTTTAGGCATTTTTGCCGGAACACCGGTAACTAAGATATACCGTGGACTGTTTACGCGGGTGTATGACCCTGTTACTGGCGAGTTTTTGCGGTCTATTCCTGCACCCGACAAGGTCGAGCATCTAGGTTACGTGCTGCGCATCGAGGGCAGAACATATCCCGCGCATACCTTAGGGTATGCACTACACACAGGTAAATGGCACCGTGTATCGCATATAAATGGGGATAAGTATGATAATCGGTGGGTCAATCTCACAACTGACCGTGAGAAGTCACGGTTACTTAGTGCTCAAAGGGAAACTGTAATTCAGCGTGCCGTTGATGAGCAACTAAAAGCTAAAGCCGCTAAAGCCGCTAAAGATATGCAGCGGAATAAAGACATCGCAGATGCTGTTTGGCGGTTGTATAAATACAACCCTGATAACGGGCTCTTCATGCGGATACATGACAAATATGAAGACTGGACTATAGGCACTCCAGTTAAGGGTAATGGGTCACGCACATTGAGCTTCAGGGATAAGATTACAGGGGCAAAAAGTAACTGCCCATGCCATATAGCAGCTTTTATACTGCACACAGGTGCATACCCTGAAGGGCGAGTGACTCACCTCAATGGTGACAAGAACGACAATAGATGGTCAAACCTGACCATCAAACAATCGTAGTGCCTGCACTACGTTAACAACCACAATAAGAAAGGAGAAAAACAATATGAGTTTAGGATACAACGCTGGCGCTGGCATGGGTGCAACAAGAAACGAAGGCTTGGCTGAACGCCAAGCAGGGGAAGGTCAAGCGTATCTAGCCGCATGGACAGCGGCTAGAAATGCCGAAACTTCGGCAAAGTTTGCCGGAAAAACTGGCAGGTGTGCTGTCACATACAAAAACGAAGAAGGGGGCTGGGAAGTCCTCAAGAGCCCAGCTTTGCCTAAAGAAGAGGCCGAGGCGTGGGTTAGAGAGTGGCTACGCGCGTTTCGAAGCGAGACTGGGCGCTCAGCATGCGAGTACGGCTCCTTCGAGGTTGCCGAGGTTGAGCAGGCCACCAATCCAATCGTAGTGCCTGCACTACGTTAACAACCACAATAAGAGCGGCACGACAGCATCTTAGGAGAAACCCATGACAAACCAAATAACTAAAATAGAAGTCGAAGTGACAACCAATAATCCCGGCTGGTATGTTCCAGCCGGGGCGGCTAATGTTGTTTTAAACATAGCTGGGGAGTATTTCTACCCAGCGGGAACCGTAACACAGGGGCGTGACGGTATATCAGTCATGTTAGAACGGGAAACCGTTCAGCAGGTTTTGGGTGACCAAAACCTATTTGAAGCGGCATGTGACAGCGTATGCCGCGCGGCTGTTGGTGTTGTGAACTTAACACAGCATGAGGCTACCACTGACCAGCGTGACGCGGGTGTGGTTTCACCACCATACAACGCGCATATAAAAGCGTTGTTAACTTTTGATGTCATTCCATCTGCGAGTGACATTGAAGAGCGAGCTGTAAAGCTCGCGGAATACGCTTACATTAGCAAATGTAAGCTAGCCATGATTGGTGGCGCCCCGTATTTGATGTCTGCTTTAGAGCGGGCATTAAAAGCACAGGGGATAACCCCTGTTTATGCTTTCTCTCAACGAGAAAGTGTTGAAACCGTCAAGGAAGATGATTCGGTAGTAAAAACCAATGTGTTCAAACATGTTGGTTTTGTGAAAGTGTAGGAGAAACCACCATGAGACTAAAAACCTTTCAAATCAAAAACGAGTGGGCGTATGCCCTGTGGAACGACGACGAGCTGATTGATTGCGTAGCGGGGTTCACGTCAGAAGCCGATGCCCGTGTAGCGGGTGAAGGTGTAATGAAGTATTACCAACAAAGATAGGATAAACCCAATGGAAAGACCAACATACAAACTAGAAATAACCCATGACGACTATCCTGACAACCCACGGGATTGGGATAACCCATGCACCATGTGGTGCAGTCATAGCCGATACAACCTAGGCGACAAGCAGATAGACGCCGGCAAATACGAGAACTGGGATGACGTGCTGACCACAATCGACTACGTAGTAGCTCTGCCACTCTACCTTTATGACCACTCAGAGATAACGATGTCAACAACCCCGTTCACATGCCGTTGGGATAGTGGTCAGGTGGGATGGATAACCATGAGCAAGGAACAGATGCTGTCCACTTTCGGTGGTAAGCGGGTAACACAAAAGAAAAAAGAGCAAGCGCTCGCTCTAATGCGGTCTGATGTAAAAACCTATGACTGCTACCTAACAGGCGAGGTGTATTACTACGCTATCACTGATGCCGATGATGAGGTAGTCGAGTCGTGCGGTGGGTATTACGGCAGACAGTATGCCGAGCAGGACGGTGCAGAAGCATTAGTGAGGTGGGAGCGATGAGAGTCCTATTAGTCATGTTATTAATCGGAATAGCTACAGTATCCCACCAAATCGGCTATCGCCTAGCTGAGATACATACCCATAAAGGCGTCAGCTGGGTGGACATCACCAGAAAGAATGTCGTGCCGACACGACACCGCTGGTCAGCGGAGTATAAACTATGATGTTAGATAACGGCGACGGCTACGGCGACGGCTACGGCGACGGCTACGGCGACGGCGACGGCTACGGCGACGGCCACGGCGACGGCGACGGCAACGGCTACGGCGACGGCGACGGCGACGGCGACGGCAACGGCTACGGCGACGGCAACGGCAGAGGCAACGGCAGAGGCAACGGCAACGGCAACGGCAACGGCAACGGCAACGGCAAAGAAAACCCATACACAACTAGGTTACTTATACCAGACGTAGACCCTGTGCTAGCTGCAGCTTATCAATCACAATTAATAGGAATAAATCAATGAAGAAAATCGTAGTAATTACATCGGGCTGGGTAGTGATGGGTGACGTCACTGAGCATGAAGATAGACTAACTATTGACGACGCAAGCGTCATCAGGGTATGGGGTACCACCGCTGGGTTAGGTGAGATTGCCCTTAACGGGCCAACAACAAGTACCGTCTTAGACCCTGCAGGTGTTGTGGAGGTGTATAAACCTGCAGTCGTTATGCAAATCCCCTGCACTTATGATGTTAGATAACGGCTACGGCGACGGCAGAGGCAACGGCGACGGCAGAGGTAACGGCTACGGCTACGGCTACGGCAACGGCAGAGGCGACGGCTACGGCCACGGCTACGGCGACGGCCACGGCGACGGCGACAGCGACGGCTACGGCAGAGGCAACGGCAGAGGCGACGGCAGAGGCTACGGCTACGGCAACGGTAACGGCAGAGGCAACGGCGACAGCGACGGCTACGACAGAGGCAACGGCAAAGAAATCTCATACACAACTAGACTACTTATACCAGACGTAGACCCTGTGCTAGCTGCAGCTTATCAATCACAAATAATAGGAATAAACCAATGAAGAAAATCGTAGTAATTACATCAGGCTGGGTAGTGATGGGTGACGTCACTGAGCATGAAGATAGACTAACTATTGACGACGCAAGCGTCATCAGGGTATGGGGTACCACCGCTGGGTTAGG